CCTGATCCAGAATTAACAGCTTCGTCCACCGTAATTGTTTGTAAGGCTGCGTGAGCACCAGAGATAGTTGTAATATGAACCAACCTACCTGCATTAGCACCTCTAACAATCTCAACTTCGTCCCCCACAGAAAGTGCGTCATCTGAAGTGTTTTGCAATGTAACAGTGAATGAAGTTGTAGACGTCCACGTTATATCACCCTGTAAAGGGAGTCCATTAAACTTTACAAGGGGTCTAGTGCCACGAGCCTTAACTACAATACGAGAGCTTTGAAAGTCAGGATGTTGCTGGAATTTTAGCCATAACAAGTCCCAAAATTCTCTTACTCCATCCACAGGGATATATTGGGTAATGAAGTACCCTCTTGCTTCTGTTGCGTCTGTAACACTCGCTAAATACCATATACCACCAACAAATGTTGCTGAACCTGACCCAAGAGTAGCGCCAGCCAACAAAGAACTATTTTGTGAGTTTATATCGTTTGATACGTAATAAAGAGCTTTTACGTTATATGGGAAAGTTTGTCCAAAATCAGCTCCAGTCGTCACATTTTGAAGTGTATGTTTAAGATATATTCTTCCCGACAAAGGGTTTAAACACCACACACCTCCACCTTGTTTGTACTCATAAACCAATGCGTTAGAAGAGTCTGATGGTTCTCCGGCAAGTATATATATTAGTCCATCCTCCCCAACGACCATCCCTCTTCCATGTATTTTGAAATTTGAATTTCCAGAAGATGTTACAGATTTTGTTAAAGAATGACCCACTGATTCAGCAACAGGAAAAGACATGGATTGACCATTTCTAATCATTGGGTAAAATCCATTACCAGAAAACTCCAAAAACATACCCTTACTATTAATTAAAATGGGAGAACCGTTATAATCAACTCCGCTTAAGGCTGCAACTCCATAAACATCATGGATTTTATTATATGTTTCAGAAAATCCGTCCCATTCTACTACAGCGCCAGAGCTTCCTCTTTTGTTATAACAACACAACCAAGCGCGATCTGATGTAGTAAAAATATAATTTACAACCAAATCTTTTGGTAAAGACAATCGTTTGTATGTTACAGTATCATTTTGTGTATCTGATAAACGTGAAATTGTATGGACTAAATTTCCATCACCAAGAATTGATATTTTTCTAAATGGGAAGAATTGAATAGGATGTGGAACTGAAGTATCTAGTCCCCGTTGAGATTGTTTTGTAACCCACCAAGCACCAGTCCAAGCATTATTGCCTGTATCGTTTAGAACATATATATCACTATCAGTCGTAACGAACAATTTATTCCTTCCGCTATCGTTTCGGCTATCGTTTCCATGAACAACCATGTCATTTATAGCTGAAGAAGGAGAACTGTCTAACGCATCTGTATCCCAATCGTTAGAGGGAGATGGTTCAGCGTTGGAATCGGTTTTAAATAACGCTGTTCTATTAGCGCCCCAAAATCTATCAGTACAATCAGCATCCGTCCTTAAAAATACTGATATAACCGCTGAATCACTGCCAGAATCTGCACCACCTAAATCTGGGAGTTCGGTGCTATCTTCTATTTTGTCGCATCTTTGAGAAAGTCCTACGAACCCTTCGTTTCTATCTAAATCAATATTAGAGGTTTTCCATAACGTACCATGAAAACTACCTGGATATATTCCAGTCCAACGTCTTGTTTCTTTTGATGGGATGTTTCTTATCATGTTAGCTTAATCTATGAATTTGTAATCTGTTTCCAAAATTCCGAGTTGCAGAACCAATATTATCTGTATCTTGACGTTCTACATAAATTTCTACCGTATCTCCTGCTGTAAGATTGAGGATATCATGTGCCATAGTCCCGACATCTCCTGTCCCTGTGGCATTAAATATTGTAGTTGTAAGGGTGGAACCATTAACTTTAATGTAAATTTGCAGTTGATCAGGATTAGAAGGAGTTGACCAAAAAATATAAACTAGAACTGCGTAGTAACCCGTTGCGCCTGCTGTAAAAGTAGAAGTCGCAAATTCACCATCGCCATCATAAACTTCGGTGTCAAAAGTAACTTTAGTGCTAGTATTTGCGGTAATACTTTGTGTCCCTGCGTTATAAGCAGAAACTCTTGAGGTAAATCCACCGCTTGAAGAGCTTCGAGATACCTCTTTCCAGCTTGTACCATTATGCAAAAGCTGGATCACCACATTAGCTGCGCTTGTAAAGGCCGAGTTAAGGTTTACCGTATCCACTGCCCCTGTTCCTGTGTCTGTAATGGTTATATTCGCGTCAACAAAGTCCAGAGTTAAGATTTGCCCTTCTTTACCTCCCTTAATCGTAGCGATGGTTACTGCTGCCGCTCCTGTTAAAACCATATAATCAGAGGCAACAAAAAATGAAGTTGCCCCTGACGGAATTATGAGTGGAAACCTATTACGTTTACGAATAACGTCTTTCTCAACATCTTCTAAAGCCAATTTCAAAGCTCCTCTGCTTGGTAAATCAAGCGGATATTGAAACTGGCTTCTCTTTAGCGTTACTCCAAATTGGTTGTTTTGTGGTTGATCCATTATGCTAAATCGTTTACAGTTTTAATACTTGCGATGGCTAACCCATTTATTGTTTTCACTGATGCTTTCGCTAAATCGTTTACAGTTTTGATAGACGTAGCTACCGCCATTATGGCAAAGGTATTTATATTCAAAACTTGGTCTACCAGAGTAACCAAGTCAATGCTATAATTGATTAAATCAGTTTCAGCGATATTATCTATCCCTGCTGTATCCTCAAACCATCCAGTAGTCGAAGCAGTAACAGAAAGACTTTCTGTACCATTATTACCGTTTTTTCTTAATCGAACCGTTGCATTATTAGCTGCTGTATTCGCATTGACATAAACTTCCATATTACTGAACACCATAGATAAATTAGCTTCTTGTTGACAAGCTACTTCTGTTTCCAGTCTGGTAATCAGTATTCCGGCAACAGAGGCAAAGTCAACTTGTTGTAGCGTACTTCCGTAAGCAACTCCTGCTTCCTCGTGACAAGAGAAATGAAAACGATTATTTACAGTTGTGAATTCACAACTGATATTTTGAGATGTAATTGACCCTGTACCTGTTCCAGTTGTTAAGGTATAAACCCAAAGATCGTTGTCAGCAACCACATCAGTATTACTTATATCTTCAAAGATTCCTGTTGCCGATGCCCCAATACTCATGGTAAGGTTCCCAGTAGTCGCTCCGTTTTTCTTTGTTCCTACTGTGGAAGCTGTACCACGAGCATTAGCACTAACAACAATAAATAAGTTGCGCAATGTTCCAGCAGTTTGAAATTTATATTGCACATCAGTCTCAACCGTATCCCAGAAAAAACTACCACCGATACAATTAAAAACCGTTGCTGAAGCTGTGGAAAATCCTTGGGATATATCACCCGCGCCCATTCTATGAACCACATTGCCGGAAACTTCATAAATACTGCCCGTATGTCGAATTACGATATTACCCGATGTTCCTCCTGTTATCAACTGATAATTCCATTCTTCACCAGCGGTGATAGCATCGCTATTACTTGTATCTTCAAATTTTCCAGTGGTACTTGATGTGATACTCACGCTCATACTTCCGTCGCCAACGTTTTTCCTGGTTTTATATGTTGAAGTTCCATTATTAGTATTAGTACTAATAAACACGTACAAATTAGTTAAAGTTCCATTCGTTCGAAATGTAGTTTGTGCATTGGTTTCTGTTGTAATATTTGCTATGGCGCCCATACCTAACCAATAGCTTCTGGTGAGTCCAAAGCCAACATTTGCACCGCTACTATTTCTACTTAAAAATAAACTTTTAGCCATAAATTACAGAATAGTTATTTCCTTTGAGTCAACGATATTCTTGATTTCATTTTTATCAATTTTCGCATCTTTAATTTCTATAACTAACTTACGGTTTTTATCAAACGACCAACTAAGTACATCACTTTTTAGTATTTTGGATTTTGAACCATCTCGTTCAATTCTTTCTTCCGAAGCCCCAAGAACCTGGTCAACAATTAAGCCTAGAACTATATTTTTCTTGGTATTTTCTGCTTTAACCTTACCGTGAAGCTTGCCTAAATCTGATTCCTGGTGATCGTCACATCGTCTTGTTTTAATTCCCAGCCCAGCATGATCTATATTTTCCTCGACAGGAGTATGTACCCTTAAATCATTTGGAATCTGATCGTCCCACTCATAGAGTAAAATGCAATCACAAGTGTCAGGTTTCCATAAAGTAATTTTTTTCATAATAATTTTAATTAAGTGTGAGTATCCCAGGTTTGATCTGGATTAAAGAATAATTCATCAGAAGTCAATGCCACCCCTACAATTCGAATAACTACATCGGTTGTAGTTGGTTGTGTGCCAGTAATATCTCCCGCGGTTTCTGAAACATACATCGGATTATTTACAGTCATTGCTGGGAACGCCGCGTCTGCCCTAACAATTCCATGAAGGAGTACGGTAGTAGCATTACCATCTGCACCTGCGGCTAATACGCAAATACCCAACACTCCACGTGAATCACCATCTGCACCTGCGGCCACGTTGGCGTCCGCAAGTTCCCATCTGCTATCTGTTGGATCAAGATAAACCAAGTCTCCAAAAGCCAAAGTTGTACCAGCAGTTCCACCACGTACAATACCGTTGTAGGTTCCATCGGCTGATAACGCAGGGTCAAGCAATAAAGCAGCATTCTCAAGCATCGTCTGATGACCACCCAAAGTTGCGGTGTTGATAGCCGGAGAGGTCAAAGTTTTATTAGTGAGGGTTTGTGTGCCACCTACCGTGACCACGCTTGCAGTGTTTGTTCCTGCGGTTGTTACACGAAAATCACCTGTAGAAACTGTAAATATTCCAGCAGAATGAGTGATGATTGCATCGTTGTTAGCATTGATCGTTGCACCAGAGTTAATGAATACACCGCCAAACGGCAACGAGGTCGTTCCAAGGGTCAAGCCACCTGAGGTTGAAGGCGAAAGATCAGCTCCAGAAAGCTGGAGTTCTTTAGCAAGAGTTCCAGCAGTCATCACAGAAAAGTCCAAACGGCCATCTACGCTCGTACCAGCATTTACGTCAGGGGCAGCCCAAGTAATGCGGGCTACTTCTTTCTGTGTCCCACCATCATCTGACAAACGAAGAGTCAAATAGGCTTCATCATTATCAGCCATCGTTGCTCGATCGCCTTGAAAGATAGCGACTTGAACGGAAGCATTATCAGTAGTATTTGTTAAAGTGCTTACTAGTCCCGCAACTGTATGGGTGTGAGCCGCTGTCCAGGCAAATGCGGCGTTTTCGTTAAAGGTTACATTGGTGCGACTATTCCCTGCGTCATCTACGGCTGTAAGCCCAATTCCAATAAAATTAATGGTTGCTTCTTGGGCTAGACTGACCCCTTCTTCTTGAACTGTTGCATACCCTGTAGAACCCGAAGCCGCGATGGTAATTGTATCAGTAGCAGCGTTGGTAGTGATGGTAATATTTGACCCAGCAACTAAGGTTATCGTATCAGTGCTAGAATCAGCAACGACATTTGACTGCCCTGCAACAACAATCGTCTCAAAAGAATTACTGCCACCACTGCCAAAAGGGGCTAATCTAAACCAAGGTATTGATGGCCTAAGACGACTCACGGTAAATCCTTTCTGATTAAGCTAATCGGATAGCAATTATTTCAGCTTCAGTAGCATCTATAGAGCCCGCTGTTGGCACGACACTAACGCTTCCAAAAAGCTGAATAATATCGTTGGAATTGGCAGTAGTATAAATAACAGTCGGAATTACTAAATGACCCAAACTAAAAGTCAGGGTCGTAATAATAGAGGTTAAGAGAGAAGCACTTGCCCCTGTCAAATCTGCGGCAGTATTGTTAGTCCTTCGCAACTTAGCCGTAACCGTGCGAACAGCCGCAAACGTAGCGGCCGTATAATCTATCCTAGCCCTAGCTAGTAATAAATAAGTTCCTGGGCTATTAAGCGTTAAGGATGGATCGGTTGTCCCGAAATCAAGTAACGCTGGAGTAGCGGTTAATTGATAAGCTGTTCCAGCCGCATAGACAGATTGAGACGCACCGCTAGATGCTGATGGTGAAAGAAGCGAACCTCCACCTGGTTTTAGTTTAAAGTCCATAATTTAGAATGGAATTTCCGTTAATTTATTTGATGGTAATCGGAAGTACAAAGGAATTTGATTTTCTTTTAAGGCTTCATTTAAGTATTCGGTCATCTCATTAACTTCACGTAATCTTGTAGTCAACTGGCCAGAAAAATCTTTTAAAAACTCATGATATTCGGTTAAGTCTTTATTCTTATCCTTTACCGTTTGGAGTTGTACTAATCTCTCGTTTTGAATTCTTTCGTTTTCAGCCTTACTTTGAGAAATCTTTATGCTAAGTTCGGTATACTCCTGTTTTGCCGCCTCAAGTTTAGGAATATATTCTTCCAAACCACTTACTAGAACCTGTAAGTCACTAGCTTTATCCGTTAAATTATCAACTTGAGACAGAAGACTTTTTAAGATACCTTGATGTTTAGTTACATCTTTTTCTACCGATCCTATTAAATGAGTTTTACGTGCAGATTCTTTAGAGAGAGACTGCTTTTCCTGTAAGATGTCAGCTACTAACTTTTCACTTTGCTTAACTAAACCCGTCTCTTTTTTACCGAGCTTTTCAACTTCAGTTAAAACTAGTTGCTTTGTTTCCTCTGCTTCCTGTAAATTTCTTGCTTGTTCTGAAATCGTTTCAGTAAACTGTTTCTGCTTTCTCTGATAGTTCTCACGAAACCTTAAAAATTCAGCTCGCTCTCTCCCTTCGGCTGATCGGACAATCAATCTAGTTTGAGCTTTAGGAATAGAGCGAACTTTAGGAGTCATTAGATAACCTTTCTAGCATGTCTTATCGCGAGTAATTTCAATCCAGTTGAATTAGTATCGGAGGTGTCAAGTGATCGGTTAGACAAACGAAGTGCCTGCGGAATTGAAGTATTAATACGGAATACCGAGTTAGAACTATCAGGCTTATCTCCGAGCGTCGCATAAACCGTATCATTAATCAAGAAGGAATAACCGTCTGCTTCCCAACTAATGCGATAGCGAGCAAAGGTAGTATCCCAGGAAGTATCCCAGGAGATTCTCTTGCGTTGGCGAGTGCCATACTCATCCCTAATAACTGCCCAAAGCTGCCTGGTTACAAGAGTATCTGCGCCAGTAACAGTGTCATAGGCCGCACTGAAGTAGGCCGCACCGCGTTCTAATGTGTCCCCAGGATTTTGTAATCCCCATCGCTTTTCTGAATCATTAGAGTCAGGCGATAATGTATCTTTATTAATCGTGAACTCGAAGTCTCCGTAAAGGTATTGAGAGTAAGATGATGCTGACCCAACAAGGCCAGTATCACCAATTTTTACGATGTTTTTTACTGTATCGAATACAAGGTTAGCAGTATCCCCTTTCCAGAAAGAGGAATCAAATCCTTTAACATACGGGTCATAGACTAACCCTTCTCGCAAATCTATTTCTTCACTACGAATCATTTTTGTATATTTCTATTTAATTATTAGATCGACCTTTAAGTAAGTGTTATTTGATCAGCATCATTAGAGGCAGTTCCACGAGCAGTATCAACTGCTGAATTGACTTCCCCTGCTTTGACTGACTGTTTAATAAATTCTTTAATTTTTCGCTCTAAAAATTGTGTTTTAGTTTCAGGATTTGACGAACCATTAATAATTTCCTGATAACCTTGACCCAAAGCAAAACCATCTCTAATGCGAGCTAAACTAGTTGATCCAGTACTAATTGTTATATCTATTGTCGCCATATTTTTTTAAGAAAGATTTTCTAATTTTGCCTGTACTAATTGCACTGTCCAAGCGGCAGAAGCCCCACCGTTAACGCTCACTCCGATAACACTGTTTGCAATCGTGCTATCAAATGTTCCAGAAGTTACCTGCAAAGTTGTTCCTGGCTGATTTCCCAAGCCGGTTATACTAAGACGATGCCGTAATTGAGCACAACCTTGTAAGATAGCCGATGATCCTACTGCCCTGCATGTTATCCAAAGTTCAAGTGTACCTATATCTGCCACTGCTGTCTGGGCTGTAAAAGTAAAAGTAAGCCTTGCTGCGTCTGATATAGTCCCGTTAGTGCCGAATCTCACTGTTATTACCGGCGCAGCTATTCCTGCTGCTGATTTCGATACGTCAAAAACCAGATGATACCTTGTCCCTATTTTTAATGAACTCGCTGGGATCAGGACAGAAGACCCTGTAAGGTAAGTGTCGGTGGCGAAACCTGCACCTTGAGCGGCTGTGCTTTGGTTATAAACAATAACTGGTGATTCCCCACTACCCGTAATAGAAACCCAACTGCCCACCTTTTTTATATAACCGTTATCGTTCTCTTTACAAAAAGCAAAAACCCCGTCAGGCAAATAAGTTAAAGCAGTAACCATTTCGGCATAAGTATCGAATATTATTTTCGCATTTGTATCGGCTATTATAGCCATAAAATCAAATTACTTGATAACTAAATGTGAAGCTCCATACCTGACTTGTAACATCTGAAGCTTTCCACTGGATCTTAGCTGTATCATTTGCCACCACTCCAATTACCTCTGCACCCATAGCAGCGATATTTCCACAGAACGCTACACCAGCAACGTCTTCCACCGCTCCAATATTAGAAGCTACTGGTAGCGTAATCTCGAAACTTGTTGTCGTAGCAGTAAGCGTAGGGTCAGCAGTAAACCTTCCAGATACCGTAACTGTGTTCCCTACTCTCATATACTGTGCTTCTGTCATCGTTACATTGGCATCCATATTAGCTTCCGCGCTGCGGGTCGGGGTATAAGTCCCTGACAGTATGTTGGCAAAAGTAGCATTACCTGCGGCAGTAACTGAAGCCAATATGTTAGCCGAACTATCGTGCCACTCCGTTAAATTTGCTGACTGCGATGCCGCGCCTTTAATAATTGAAGCTATCCGTGTATTTACACCAGTATTAACCTGAAATTGAGCAGTTAAAGTTGTTAAACCAATCCCTAAATTACCGTTTGTATCTATTAAAATCTTAGGACTATTGTTTATTCTAAACCCAATTTCCCCTCCAGTTTTGGCATTTATATAAGTAACAGTCCCATTCCCGATAATAGAATAATCGGTAGATGACATAGCTGTAATGCCGCTCCCCATAGTAAATCCACCAAATGTAGAGCTAGCAGCAAGCTCATCACCGACTACATTTACATTCGTAGAAGTTATGACTACTTTAGCTAAAGCATCAATCGTTACACCACTAGCATCTATGACAAGCTTGTTGCTATTGGCAATCCTTAAAGCCAATGTTCCACCAGTTGCCGCGTTTAAAAAAGTATTCGTTCCGTCTGATATAAGGGTATAAGAATCGACAGCCATGCCTCCTGAATTTCCAGTAAGACCGGCAAAAGTAGAACCACCACCCAATTCGCCTATTATTACCTGCGAAGCAGAATCTTGTATGGTTAAGACATTCGTTGTCTTGTTGTAAACAAGGCCTGCATCACCGCCAAAGGCTCCTGCGTCGTTAAATTGGACTTGGGTGTCTGCTCCTGCTGGGGTAGCGGCTCCAGCAGTCGCGGCGATAGAGATATCCTGCCCTACTTGAGTCAAGGTAACATTTGCCCCTGCGCTTAAAGTTACCGCCCCAATTAAAGCCGCACTACCGGATTTAGCAACAGACAAAACCCCAGTATTGTTAATTACGACTGTTAGACCAGCACCATTGTCAGCTATGGAGATACCAGTGCCAGCCGTGATTACTCGTTCATTTGTCAAAGAGCTCTCTGTGGAAATAACTACAAAAGAAGGGTCAATTCCTCCACCAGCATTTCTCGGAGTTAATCTGTAGGGCATATTAAGGTTATAACCTAGAGGAAAAATCAGAACGAACTGCTTTTGATGGAACACTACTAGACTTCCCGTGTGAACCCATAAAATACTGTGCCTTTAACTCATTTTCTTCAGTTTCATGTTCAGGAAGTTTTTTTAAAATCTGTGCCAAAAGACTAGTAATATTAGACAAATATTCCCATAAGAACTTCTGTTCTTCAGTCCATTTGCCCATCGCCATCTTATATTCAAAATAGTCCTTATCTGATATTTCCATATTAATTTAACTTAATAGGCCATTCCTACCCCAATCAAAATTGGGGCAGAGAAGACTATTAAGCAACAACAGTAGTATCACCGACTCTGTGTTCTTGACTAGAGTCAGAGCTAAGTAAGTTGCCAAGGAATCTCACGCCTTCAGCGACAGCGATACCAGTAATAACTTTGGCAGTATCAGCCGAAGAAGAATCGTAAGCAGCAAGACGATTATCTGAAGCAATACCAGTAACACGATATCCACCGCCATCGAGACGCATAAACATTGCAGCGGCAGTGTCAGTATTGATAATTAAGTTATCGTTGATAATCAAACCACTAAGGTTTGTATCAGCCGTATCAGTTGTATCCTGAACGATTGCACCTGCACCATCGGAGGTGTCTCCAACAGTATCGTATTGACCATAGATATAGTTTCTGGAAATTACGGTATGACTTGGTGCTCCACCCTTTAGAGAGATGGCACGTCCAGAAGCAGGGCCGCTATCACGAGCAATGAATCGGTTTTCCTCAATGCGAGATCGAGGTGAACCAACCCGAAGCATGACGCGGAAATCATCACCAGCTGAATCGAAGTCCCACAAAGACTTTTCAATTTTGATTCCAGAGAATCCAGAATCAATGTCAACAGCGCGGGCGATTGAGTCAGTTGCAGCTAAGAAGCGCAAGTTAGAAACTCGCACATTGTTAGCCCCAATACCAACTTCATCAGTTTTGGCAGTATATCGAATAGTTGGACGATTATTACCATTCCCGTAACCGACAATCTGAACTCCAGCCGTGTTCCATGAATCAGCACGTCCTAGCGTTTGATCGTAACCTGGAAGGACTACAATAACATCACCACGTCCTGCGGCAGCAGCATTGTTAGCGGCCTGGATAGTCGTGTAAACACGGGCTACTCCATCCCTGTCAACAGGAAATTCATTTCCTAAGTTAAGTGGGCCCACTGTGGTGTCGTCGCTGTCCGAGACGAGAAACAGTTTTGAGCTAGGAGCAAGGTCAGGAATGGCCCGACTAATTGATCCATAGCGACTTAATTGATTTTCTAACATAGTTGTATTTAGTTAATTTAGAGTGTATAGTCGCTCTTTATTCGACTAGGCAGTTGCGTCCCCAGACGAGAACTTATGAGCACGTCCAGTTACGATACCAATACCCCAACCTGCACGAACACCGAAGTTCCAGTCGTCAGTCGAGAACTCTTCTCCCGCGTTCAAATCAGAAGGGGTCTTTAAGTGAGGGGCTTCCCAAACACCGACATGGGCGTCAGTCATCGTTGAAGACGAAACACCCCAATAGCGACGCTTTGAGTTGTCAACCAAACCGGCAGCAGTCGTAGGCACAAGTGGCAACTTAACATGCTTATATTTAGCCTTGTAGACATTAGTGACTCCACTATTAGCGAAATCAGGTGCGGCTACGGATTGCAAATATTCAAGTGCGGTATTACAAGTCACAGGATCATCAGTCGTCCAAACAATATCGAACGGCATCATGACTTTTTCACCAAAGTTGTTTAAGGTTTCTTCAACAACCAAGCGTTCTATACCTTCTAACGCACCTTTTGAAAGCTGTGGGTTTCCAGCTAAACGGTTACGGTAAGTGGTAGAAGTACCAGTTAAGGTATGGGCAGTGCTCCAAAGAGCAAGCGTATCACCTAAGCTGATATCTACAGTACGGCCATCCATATCAACATAAGAGGTCGCAGTACCGAAACCAAGTCGGTGGGACAAATCAAGTTCCATCTTGTTTACTGGCTGTTGAGCCAAGCGGGTCAAACGATTAACCACTTCTGGGTACTTATTAAAGTGACGCATTTCGTAAGTGATACCGATATCACGGGCGAAACGGACGTTAGTAATAAGTTTGTTGTAGCCCAGAACTACTTTTGCACGAGAAGCCTGATCGCCTTGACCCTTAAATCGGGCATACAAGTCAAGATCAACTTCTTGATAGTCGCGTGTTTCACCACTGTTTTGAGGAATATCCTCTATAGAAAACAGCCCAGAAGAACGGGCAGGAGTGCCAGTAATTCCAAGAGCTTTCTCGAAGATCACTCCAGCGAGACGAGTGAAAACGCCTAATGATAATGTATTTAATTCCATGTTATTTCCTTCTTGTTATTCTTACCTTACAACTCCGCCGATTTTACGGTAGAGAACCACTGTAATAGGATTCAAATAACTTGGAATTTATTAATTGTTAAGTAATCGTACCAGTGTCAGGAATAAGTGTTCCTGCTCTTTTAGCGAGCACACCAATACCTTTAGTCGCACTAATACGTTTGGTGATAAGAATGGTTGGAAAAGTAGCATCACTCACGTCAACTCGCATACCTGCGGAGTCACCAGCGAGCACGCTATTTCCACCAGTTGTATCAACTGCAACAAGCTGTCCTACATCTGAATCTGCTAATCCAGCGTCAGAATCTAGATCAAATTCCCATTCTACATAATCTTCGACAGGAACTTGGACTGGTACTTCGGCAGAATCTGTCGTAGTGTCATTTCTTCGAGCGACTCCTAATGGTTTATCTGTGGAATCGTTACGAAGTGGAGTAAGTGTCCCTGAATCAGTAAGACCTACAAGACCACCATCACGCACTTGAAGGGCAGTATCTCCCTTGAAATACATAGTCTTTGTCTTACCTCTAAATCGTCTAAACATATTTTCTTATTATTAATGATTTAAATTTGTTTCTTAACGCAGTTAGCTCTGCGAATAACAAAAAGCAACTCTTCTCAATGAAGAGTCGCTGTTCGTCAGTAGACCTTGTATTGACCTAATGCCGATGACGAGGCTAACCGATATTTAGTTATTTATAACTTAACCTATTTTCCCTAATTTGTCAAGGTCATCAAACTCTGTAATACGTTTCCACCTGACAGGGACTCCATCACGCATAATAATGGTTATCTCCCCGAACCTGAAGCGAGAGCGCAATTGCTTTACTAGCTCCATTTCATAAGGGTGCAATTCCATTATTTCAAAAACGGTTGAATCATTTTCCATCTTCTTTGGCTTTTAATACACGGTCAACAGTTAATAAATCAACCTCATCAGGAGCAGAAGGCTTCGGCATCCAAGTTTTCCATAGCTCTTTTATCGCTTCATTGTGGTTAAAATCGAGAGAATTTTGAAGCAAAACAGAGAAATATTGAAGTTCGCCCATCTTAATACCCCAATCCCGAAGAACTTGCAGAACTACGCCGACGATCGGTTGAATTCGTTTCTCGCGTAATTCCGATAAATCAATAGGTTTACTAGTTAAAATATGAGGGAGTATTAGAGAAGAAAATTGTTCAACGGTTTCATCCTCAAATTCAATCGTAGCAATTTCCAAACCACTTGCGGTCTTATGTTCACTTAAATCAGCCTTCTTAACTCGCTTTCTACCAATATACTTTTTAAAGGCTTCTTCTTGGATAGACATATTAATTCACAAATCTGCTGTCAAGCGTTATAATTCGACCGTTATCTAATTCAATATCGAATTTGATATTACCCTCAAAATCTTCACTACGGGATTTGACTTCAGCCTCAAAGCGTTTTCCATAGCGAGCTTCAGAAAAATTAGGGTAGCCGTTAATAAGAATCTTTTCAATACCCTCATCGCCTTTATCAAGAAGTATCTCGTATTGTTGGACTTCGCCCATAAGCTTGCCAGTAGTAGGATGCGGAATCAATTCGTCTTTAACAGTCCTCCAACCTACTATGATACCGCCGTTATATTCAGATAATTTGATACGAAGTGGTTTCTTTTGAGCCTTGCCACTTTCGTAATTAAAGATACGTCCCTTATCAGCAGTCGCATAGAGCATTTTAAGCATCTCTTGGGTTTTATCCCATTCAGCTTTATTAATCTCTATTATTTCCACTGACTTACTTTTAGTAGCCGTAGGAACGGGGGATTCACCCTTTGGTGTTTCGTCTACAACTTCCTCTATCTTTTTCTTAGACATTCTATTTAAAATCCTCGTCTTTCAACTCTCCAAGATTTCCGGCAGCCGCAAGTTTGCGAGCCAACTCTTTTTCTTCATCTGAAAATGGAGTGTTGTTTTTAATGTTTAATTTCGATACGCTACCTGATGAAACTACAGTTGAATCAAGTACGCTAGATTCCTCTGACGGTTTACCAGTCGCAAGTACCCAGGCATCAGTGAGCTTCTTAGTAACTTCAGCTTTGGTGGATGCAGGATCAGACAAGCGATTATAATGAAACTCAATTTTCTTTTGGAGTTCCACATCGTCACCCGCTAAAGCTTTAAGCCCATCGTTCTTGTGATCTACTAGTACACCTTCCAAAATATTTTTGGTAGCGGCGGCTATTTTTTCGTCAACAGCCTTTAAAGCTCCTTCCGCTTTCTTTTCAGCGTCTTCCTTTGCAGCGCGTAAGTTACCAAAATTTAAATCTTTGTTTTCAAACTTAGCCAACTCTTCAGTAGCTTTAGTCAAATCAGTCTGAAGTTTAGTGATTTCCTCTGTCTTATCAGGATTCTGAATTTTATATTCTTCGATAGCCGCTTGTTTCTCTTCAGCCGTGAAAACTTCCACATCTTCCCCTAATTCATTTTGTATAATCATATTTCGATTTAGTTAATTAGCTTAGAATCGCATAACGCCGCGATGAGGCGAGCTAATAAGCTATCTCGACCTTTTCAAATTTCACCAATAGGATTATTTTCATCTTCTGGTTTTTCTTCAACCTTTCGACCCTGATGTTCAAGATGAGCCGCTTCCCAATGATCTAACAATATTTTGAGTCCATTAAACGTCCCGCGTCCAAAAATAACACCATCCCAGTCAGCGGACTCATTAGCCATAAAATATAATTGCTCATAAAGAAACTTTTTAATGTCTTTTTCCAACCTAGGGAAAACCGCACTAATGGTTGCGCAATATTCTTTACGCTCAATTTCTCCCTGTTCTTTGTCTTCTATATCAGAAAGGTCAATCGAATTCAACTCATGCCGAAGTAATTTAAGGCTTTCTTTGTTCATAATATTGCTTAGCAGTTGGCCAAAACTCACCGTGAAAGGCTTTTAAAAAATCAAACTCATCAGGAATTTCCAGTTTCTCGTTTACTTGATCTGCATAATTAATTTGCCAACCTGGTAAAGTATTATTGGTATTTAACGGGTTAAAGTTCATGAAAGTTGTAGTTGTTGTTTCATTTGCTGCCCAGCCGCTTTTTCAGGCGTAGGAAGATTCGCACCAGGAGTAACTGATCCCGCGCCCATTTCTCCCTGTTCTTCCATTTGACCCGCTTGAGCTTGTTGCATCTGATTGACTTGCATTTGATCGGGAGAGTTAAAGAGTTTCTTTGGGTCTTCTTGCCAGACAGTTGCAAACTTTTCACCTAAGTAACCTAAGTTAAGTAATGGGCCAAAGGCTTGAGCATCTGCCATAAAAGCGCGAAACATGAGTTTTTGTGTATCACTAGTAGTTTTCTCTTTCGGCCTGACGACAATTTGCCAAGTAAGTTTAGAACTCTGCACTTCTTGAGGGTTAAGGAAGATTAAACGTACCGGATAACCCTGCTCTTCAGATAGCCCATCCTCGGCCTGCATGATTGCTTCAGGAGAGTATTGATCCTGTGTTGGTACAACAATTCTACGACCCATACCTTCGCCTTCAATTGGCCGGTCAACCGAAGTAGTGCGGTATTTAGATTTGAGTTCTTGTTTAACTTGATCCACCACGCTATCTTCTTCCTTAAACCACTTAGCCAAAATATTCTGAAAACGAAGCCATTCAAGCTTCCATTCAAGCATAGAGACAGAAAACACAGTAAGCCCAAGCACCATTTTAGCCTGACGCTGAAGTTCAACAATTTCTGTAGCGGTAGTGTTTCCCTCGGCTTGCTGGCCTTGGAATGTAGGAGAAACAGTTTCACTGTTAATACTCTCCTCAATTTGTTTAACCATTGCGAACTCGGCTTGGGTTACACCCTGGACTTCTTTATCATCAGCGTTTAAGATCATGCGAGGATCAATACCATGGTTCATCTTGCCAGGCATAAATACACGGCTAGAAAGAACACGACCCGTTAAGTTAAATTTTGGCGGTACTAAAGACTTCTGGGTTTTAAGCACCAAAACACGGCTTAACTCATCAAGTAAAGCCGCTTTATTTCGTGTCCGTCCAACCAACGACTTCCCATAAGCAAATTTAGCGTTGATTGGTTCTAGATTTTGTTGTGCTACATTATAATCTTGATAACCCCAGAGCTCAAATAAAGGGAATTCTGGCGGAGTCATCAATACGCCATTAAGTAAAAGCGCAAATTCGTTATTCCACTTATCTTGATAGCGAACGATCTCTACATAATTCTCTTTAGTTTCAAGTAAAGTCCAGTCTTTATTACCTACTGAAGTTTTTTCATTATCAAAACGTACAGTTTTCTTAGACACATTCTTCCAGCGTTCCCACTTACCGAAAACACTTTTAGCCTCATCATATGGTACAGTGTCAACTGTAAAAATATAAGGTTGTTCAGAAATATCATATTTAGTAATGTCGCCTAGATAAACATTAATACCTGGAATTATATTACGTGTCGGACAACCATAACTCTTCTTGATTTTTTCCGTCCAGGTTTTTTCAACTTTACCCTGAAACTTCCCTTGCATCTTTTTCTCTTTGATCTTCTTGTCATGCCAGAGTTCTTCGACAAATACCGTACCATGCTTTAAGAGTTCATAATGGCGCAGGAATTTCTTTTCATCGTCATGGTCTAATTCATTGGTTTTAAGAATAATATCTTCCATCGCATTACCAAGAGCTTGAACTTTCAGACCATCTTGGTCAAACGCTGTAACATCACCAGCTAAATTAAGATTGGTAACAGCTGAAAGTAAAGCGAAAAGCTTGGTTCTAATAATCCCAGATTGGAAGTTAGTATCCTCTTTGTTGCGCTTAGGCTGTATGTAGGTGTTAGCAAGTCTTTCATTAAGTTCGTAATTCTGAATGTAAGACATACCATCAAACTCATCATGTGTTTGATCTCTGGCATCTCGTGCTGAAGTCATGCGACGACGAAGACCACCTAAGTAAGTTTCTTCAATCTTAGTATAGTTTGGTTTCTCAACAGTTTCCTGTTCTTTTTGTAGTAACGGACTTTTTTCTTCCATAAAAAAACGCCCAAATTGTGATAAATCACGAATTCAGGCGCGGTTGTTCCGCTACTCGAATGGTTTTCCAGACTCTTGTCTAGCTCTTTTAATTTAATCTACACCTTTTCTACAGTTTTGTCAAATTCATGCGGTTTATGGTGGTGCTTTACGTATAGATCAGTTACTACTTTATCTTCGACTTTAATCACAACCTCACCATATTTAACAGTTTTTAGCAAATCTAGTATGGATTGTTCTAGTTCAGTCATTAAAAAGTTGCTAATGGGTCAAACTGATCGAAGTCTTGATCTTTAAGTTCAGGGTCTCGCATGGTCGGTTCTATGGCCGGAGTACCGAAAGATCTCATCTGCCAAGCGATTGCGAAAGCTATTACCCTGTCGAAGTGTCCCAAAGTCTCATCTTCCTCGTCAACATTAGATAAATTAAGGTCTGTCGAGTTGTAAGAGATAAGTTCTTGTTTAAGCGCGGGGTCTGATATTTCAATTAAACCTTGATGAATAGCGGTTCTAAGGTCATGAAGCATCTTAGGCTTACTTGCTAGATTAGTTTGCCAGCCTAGTTTATCGTTCTCGTCTCTCCATATGTTATAATAAATGCCTTTTAAGGTGGCGAGAGTAGCAAAACCGTGGTTATTACGCTCTACACCGGCGATACAGTTGCCGAATTTATCTCCTCCGGCTTTGATCTCATAAGCTAAGCTATCGGGCGCGATTGTGTTTGAAGCATAGACCGCAATTACTTTAGGTTTCTGTATTCCCCTACCTTCTACCACAAAATTGGCATCTAAGTCAAGTATAACGATTGTTGAATTGTGTCTTTTAACGCCTTCTGATACGTCTACGCCCATACAATACCTGTGTCCCGGCTGAAACTCACCGTAATAACTCCAGTTTCCTACGACAATAGGCGTTTCTACCTTCATGTTGGTTACTACAGTCGGATCAAAGAACCTATCCCCAGAGCTTAAAAATGCTTCTTCAGGGGTCTCTGGATACTCTTGCGGAATCATTCTCTTATCAGTAAACTCGCTCTTTATGAGGGCAAACTGTTCTTCAGTATACATTTCGCGCCAACCGTAGAATCTAGGCTTAAAACGCGATTGCCCCCCTATAGCTTCAGTCCACATCTTTGCATAATGATTCATATCCCCATTAGCCGTAGATTCAACAAACACCCAGCCGGAGGATAAGTCAACTTGCCTAAGAGTACCTTCAATAATTTCCTTAGCCCGCATCTCTTTCTTATCAGGATAAAACGCCGCTTCGGAGAATAATAGCTTCTGAACTACACCTCCGCGACCACCTACCCTTGCACTGGCTGTACCACAATAGAAATGCGCCTTATTATGCTTTAACTCAAACTCGGTAGAATCAATACTAAGCAACTGTTTAGCCGCTTTGTCAAGTAATTGCGGTTCTTTCTGTATATCTTCCACCGTTGCACCTAATTTACGTGCCGCATACGAGGTTATAAACGTTCGATAACGCTTACGAAAGGTCTGGGTAGCGTCATCGCGATAAGAAATGACTAGGGTTTCAGTGGGATTATCACTCATTAAGTCATCTACTGCGAAGAGAGCAAGCACTAGTGAACTAAATCCCTCGCGCCGAGCTTTGAGTATCTGTTCTCGAACAGGAACATTTAGTCCTTGTTTCTCAATATCGTAGTCTGCTACTAGCTGATCGTAATACTTATTTTGGACATCTCTAAATTTAAAAGGTACTAACTGACCACTTTTAGGTTCATCGATAAGAAAATAATTTTCAATAAAGGCACGATACTTCATTCATGTTTTCCCAATATAATATGTAAAAACTTCCCCCACATCATCGCTAGCTCGTACCAGTTTTCTGTCCCTGCAATGAATTGACCTGGAATAGAAAACAAAGTCCCAATAAACATAAAAGGAAAAGCTAGAATTTGGCGTAAAATTTTAATCATATTGCTCCCTATCGTCGTTAAAGTTGATCTGAACCGCTACTCCAACACCATCAGGCACAAACTTACGCTTAATCTTATAAGCTGTTTCAAGATATTTATGACGTGCATGAAAATCAGGTTCAGGAATATAATCATAAATCGGCCGCCCTTTATCATCACGATCAATCATGTGAGGTTTCTTGGTTGTAGCTTTAAGACCTGCTCTATGAACTTTGACTAATTCTTCATCAGATAATCTGCTTTCAACCAATTCTTCCCATGCTTTTGAGCGCGTTAATTTAGTTGTAGTCTCCGCGGTCGTCTTAGAATAACCCACTTCTTTCATGGCTTGGGTGATGGATGTACCTTTAAGTACCTTCTTAATAGCTAGTTTTTGCTTAATTGTAGCCATTGAATATTAAATAAACTAATAAATTAGCGACGAATTCTAAAACCAAAGCTATGCCGGCCGCTTGCCAAAAGAGCTTCCACTTAAACCTTGATCTTAAACGTACATAGCCAACCTTCTTACCACAATTCTTGCAAATAATAGGCCTGTTGATTCCTGATCTAAGTATCTTGTGACGTTGTTTCATATTTTTTAAATGGCTTACCTTTATACACGTCTGAAGTTAAATGCCAACGATAGCATCTATCACACTGATATGCCCGCATCATCTTACCGTTATAAGCTATACCTTTTAACATTCTCTTGGCTTTTTCTTTAGAGAAAGATGTTTTTATACACCTCATTGCTTCGGGTTTGTTACTTCATACGGTAACTTCGTTCCATACTTACTTAATTTCTCTGACAAATCATCACCTCTTCGGATAAAAACTAAATATAATCTTTCCCACCAATATAACTTGCGCCATAGCTTATTAATAAGCCAAACCTCTTGCTCAACACCCTTCCAAAAACCTTTGTCATGCCCTTCATCCCAAGCTTTTTGAATTTGTTCATTATACATATAATTATTAGTTATTTATCCCAAACATTTCTCAATCTAAAGTATTCAATAATATCCGACTTAAACTCCCAAAACATACAATGATAGGGTTCAGATAATAATTTCTTAGTATGCCAGCGCAACCACGTAATCATTCGCTTAATTTAATTAATTCTGCATTAGGAATCACACAATGACCGCCGATTTCTTGCATAATAGGCTGAAGCACCGGCCGGACAAACTCTAAATGATCTAACTTAGTGTATCCCTCATTGTAAGTTTGGTTAGCCAATGTATAGACTTCATGGAAATTAAGGTCATTCTTATCACAATACCGCTTTACTCTTTGAGCAAATTGGATGCAAGCACGGTAGTATTCTGTATCAAATAGCTTCATGGCTTCAGTGGTCTCGCTTCTATCAAACAGAGCTACTTTAAGTCCCACGCGTCGGAAATAATCTGCGACTTCACTCGCTTGTTCCCCTCCGATAAACTTAACAAATGTCTTAATGCCACTTTCAAGATTTGGATGTAATCCTCTGATTGGCGAATGGCTTGCTCCAAGATTTGCTGAAGTACCAACTGGGACGGTTGAATGGATGATGGTGTATTTCGGCTTATATTTTTCTTGGTAGTTTTTGACATCTTGAATAAATGTTTCTGAATAAGGAAAGGCTATATGAATAATATCCGCTGATTCTATGTTTGCCAAATTATAAGGCTCATCAATTCCAGGTACAAATACTGTATCTACAAAACCAATTGGATAAAATGGTTTAAACACTTCATACAATGCCTTGCCCACCTCCCCCATTCCTACGATTAAGGTTTTATTGTTCATCGAAATATCCTGCTAATTTCATGTTTTCTAAGGTATCATCTTCATACTGCACGGGGTTATCTTTACGTTCAAGCGCATGAAAATCGTCGCCTGGATTCTGTGGCATCTGAACTAAGAAGAAATTATTACCATAATAACGCTCTAGGTTTCTTAACGATGTAATTCGACCGTCGTAGACAATAAAAGAACCAGTCTTAAGTTTTCCTTCAAGAAGTAACTTATGAATCGTACCATTAGGGAGATCAACCAATTTATCCTTTTCCAAGAACGGCCCTGGGCCATCGTTAATAATTAAATCGTATTTTTTATTAGGAAGCGAAGAATAAATAGAAAAATTATTGTGCGGAATCTCTGGCGTGTTCCAAACCTTTACATTAGCCTTATGAATCGTCATGTTTTCCTGTAATTCTTTAGGAATCAAATCTGTAGCGATTTTAATACACTTATTATATTGTTCAATCGTATCAATATGATGTTCTACACCTTTTTCTTTTAGAGCTAACGCCACCATTGCCGCACTTGCACCTATTCCTGTTCCTAAATCAAGAACATTCTTAACATCATGGCTTAACACAAACTTATACAACGCCTGTGCATTAGGCCATATCATAATCCATTGGCCATGCTTACTTTGAGCAAAATGTTTATATAATGAACTAGCTTCCATAGTTTACCTTCCGGATTGTTCGGTTCTTTGGTTGTTGATGAGTGAACAATCGTTTTACTGTTGGTGCACCAAATTTCTTTTTAAAATTTATAAATTCATCGTAAGTTTGGTTATATCCATATAATAAGTTACCACCAAACCTAGCTTTATTAGCCAGCACTTCACTCTTATCGCCATTAATAGTAATTTTTATACCCATGCCATTTGCAATTCCAAGCCAATACTCAACACCAGCCTTCTCATAGAAATATTCAGACGAGGAAGCTTGATTAACCCCATAAAGCTGAATATCTCTTGCCCCATTCATAATCGCGTAAGCAATCATATAACAAATTGTATTGGTAAAATAAGGTATCCCAAAAACTTGTGCAGCTTTTTCTAGAGGGAACGCGACAGATAATGGAATTTCCTCATATTTAAATGGCGAAATTAAGGAAATCCGCATTTTATTGATCCGCGCCACAACATCTCCTAAATCATTAATCCCTGTAACGATTTGAGGTTTCTCGTCAAGAACATCCATAATACAAAGCAAATCTGGCTTAACATGATACCGTTCGAAGTAAATATAATCATTCAGACAAAAAACAATCCGATCAGTTTGCGCTGGAATTAACTGCCAACCACTCCCTGTGCCCGCAATGATCCACTTAGTTTGATCCTTTTTTATATCAAATGCCATTATTTAGAATCTCCAGGATCACTTTCTTGATTTTTGATCCAAGTTTTAATTTCAGCAACAACATCAATTAATCCCACTTGCACTTGCAAACCAGAATCATCTGCAAACAACTTCTTTAGTAATTCAATCGCTTTTTTTGATAAAACCATAGTTACACCTTTCTAAGTAATTTTTCAACTTCTTTAGTAATAAAATTTTCGGTTGCCTCTCTATCCTCCCAAGTAACACCTCCTATGTGTGGAGTTAATATTAAATTATCGTGTAGCCTCGAATATTGGATAAGTTCAGCATCGTCTATAAAATCTACCGCCGCGCCTTTAATCATCTCGTTTGATAAAGCCCAGAATAACGCTCTTTTCTCTACCACACCACTGCGAGATGTGTTTATAAAGTAAGCGCCCTGCTTCATCTGGCTGAACATATCTTTCGTAAAAAATCCTTCGTTACTGTCTAAGGGAATATGTAAAGTTACAATGTCGCTTTTCTGTAAAAGAGAAGTAAGCCCTACCAAGTCCTGATCTACAATCAGTGTCTTCATATCAATCGCTTCTGCTATCTGTTTAACCTGTTTTCCAACTCTTCCAAGCCCTACTATCCCTAGAGTTTTACCACTCAACCGTTGGCCTTTGTACTCTTCTCTATCCCCATATGGAGGATGTAAAGCAGTTCTGTAGTTACGAAGTAGTCCAATAATCAAGCCAATAGTGTGCTCTGCCGTGCTAGTAATGTCTTTAGTAAAGTTAGGATAGTCTCTAAGGGAAATTAATTTAATCCCTCGACTTTTCAACTCCCCTACGTCAATGTGATCCAAACCTGTTGTAGATGTCCCAACCACTTTCAAGTTTTGCAAAGTGTCTAATTGTTCCTTGCCAAAGGGCTCAATTCCAATAACAACGCCTTTACCTTTAGCGATGACTTTCATACACCATACCTTTTGTTGTATCTTGCTTTAATTTTCCCCTCAATCACTTGAGATGCGCCTATATGATTTTCTCTAGTTTGATTAATTGCGTTCCGCCAATTCCTTAATTGCCATAATTCACGTGGTTCAATAGAAATTTCGTGAGTAGTGATAAACGGGCCATTTTCATACATTTGATGCTTAATCTGTGGCATATACCGCGACAAAGTAAAATGCTTTTCAATATACTCAACCCCCATTGCCATAGCAATTTTAGCTACATCTAAATCAAGGGAGTGATCTGAATAGCCTACTGATCCGTACTCTTGATCGCCAATAATTTCTTTTAACGTATTTATACGCTCTAAATTTGCATCTCTGATTTCAAGTGGATAATTAGCAACACAGTGCATAATCGTAAATTTCTTAGCATTACTAGCCAGCAGATCGACGGCTTCTTCGACTTCTTCTTTACTGTGCATGGCCGTCGATAAAATGATCTCATCAAAGTGTGCTCCTGCTTCCATGATAAGTTCGGTGTTAGTCAAACTTATACTTGCTAATTTGATTTTAGTTAAGCCTAAATTCGCTAAAAACTTTACACGACCTTTATTAAATACAGTAGTTAAAAACTCTACACCTTGCTCTTTACAGTAATCGATAAGAATTGAATACCACTCATCTTTAAACTCATACTTCTCATATCGCTTCTTATCAGAATCAGTGTCAGGGACATTATCCGCTCGCCAGTCTTGAAATTTCACAAGATCAGCACCATTATTTGCGGCCGCACGAATTAAAGCCTTCGCCATATCCAAATCTCCATTATGACTGCTGGCTATCTCTACGATTATTTTAGTCATTTAATTCTTGTTTTATTTCTTCCACAATTTCATTACTCCGTTTGATTACTCCCTGAGCAATCAAATAATCTTCTGCATCCTTCCAATCGTTCGGCTCATTGATATTTGTAGTTGGATCAACTTCAAGTAACATCGTCTTGTTACCATAGATCGAACCTTGTTTGAGATTTTTAGTACGGAATAAGTAAATACTACCTGTGGGAATCCAAGCTTCAGGAAAATCTTGTCGCCTCGTCAACCTATCAGTAATCGGCACTCCTTCTAAACTTGGCTTAGTAGGCTTCTTCCCAAACCATGTTTTAATCCAACCCATGACCATACCTTTGCCAGTGGGTGTAGTTATAATGACCTGAGCGGGATTGTATTTATCAGGCACTTTCTCCACTGCGACTAGCGAGTCATACTCCTCATTTTGAGCAAGATACTCAATAGCCATGCGAACCTGTACAGACTTTCTAAACGGACTTGTTGGCTGCAGCAGCATTATCGCATCTGGCTTTGGATTAATCTGAGGAATTTGTGACCGCAACACCTCAAACATACTGGTTGTATCTTTCGCCAGTCGCTCAGGCCTCATCATAACTTCTGCGCCAAACTCCCGTGCGACTGCCGCGATCTCGTCTGAATCAGTATTAACAATCACCCGTAAGCCACATTTAAGCGCGGTTTCGATAGTATAAGCAATCAATGGTTTGCCACCTAAGTCTTTGATGTTCTTTTTAGGGATGGACTTTGAGCCACCTCTAGCCGGAATAAAACAAATTATACTCATAAAATCTCTTTTAGCTTTTCAGCAATCTTAATTGACGTATCGGATTTAAAATAAGTATGATCTATAGCACCGACTTTTCCAAGCTGATAATATATGGCTCTTGTTATTTCATTTTCATAGCAATTAACATCCAAAACGTTTGCTGGCTTCAATCTTTTGTCCTGTCTTGCACCAACATTCACAACTAACGTACCAAGCACAGATGCTTCTTTTAAGAATGACGAAGAGTTGCCAACACACACGGAAGCGAATCGAATGAGATTTATATAATCTTCTGGCGCATACTCCTCGCCCTTAAACTCTTTGCCGTAGTCTTTGTTTCCTTGAATGTTTACGATCTTATAATCTTTAAAATTCTCAACTGCCTTAGTTACCTCATTTTCCTCTTCCCCTGGTATTCCATGATAAGCCACTAAAATGTAAGGTTCTGCAATAATTCTATTAGGTTTAACACTTATAGCAAACTCCGCATCAAGCGATCCAAAGTTCCAAACCCTATTAGTTGGCAAGCCCATGCTAATCAATCGGCGATGAGATTCTTCGTTTGTGCAAAAATGCAGATCGGATAGATGAGTAATAGCATGGCGCACCTTATTATCAATGACTGAACTAAGATCCCCACCCTCAATATGGATAATTTTAAGACCTTTGTAGGCCGCTACCATAGCCAAACCCATTAATTCGTACCTATCCCCTCTGATTAATACCGCATCAAACTGGTTTTGAGACAGGTAATTATTAAACTCTATGGCACAAAAAATTGCAAAAACCGACATTGCCCCAGGGCTAGTAGTCGGTTTCCATATTTGAACGTCAAAATCGTTCCTAAGCTCATCTAAAAGCAGTTTTTGTCGGGCTTCGTGGCCGCGGAAGGTAACAGGAAAGCAGATTTTCTTTTTATTTCCCATGATAAAAACGGCAACCGAGCCAAAAGAGGCTCAAATTTGCCGTTTAAGATAAAGTAATAATACACGATCTGGCTTTATTTGTCAAATTACTCCCCTCTCCGGCCTAGCCAAACTACGGCAAAAGAGCTTGGCCTGGCTGGGGAAGGGGCCACCATATCTTTATATTAATTATCGGTGGGGGGTTTTAAACTTAGGAACTTCTTCTTTTAAGAGTTTAGCGTAATATTTCAAAAACTGCTTATCGGTCAAAAAGAAAATATCCCTGGAGTCTATACTTTCCAACCAATATTCAAAGTTCTTTAGTGTCTGGCCGATTCTCCAGCCTTTTGGTGTTTTGATGTTCAATTTCTCTATCATAGTTTTGGTTCTCCTGTGGGGGTTAGTTTTTATAAGGAGCTAATAAGTCCAAGACAGCTTCATCGTGAGTAGTGCCTCGCAGTTTTCGTCCATCTCCGTGACTAGTCCACCAGATATATAATCGTTTTAATAAATACAGCTTTATCTTATTCATACTATTGTTTATTTAAGGGTGAGGGGGTCAGGTTATCCAACCTCTATCGTTACAAGTAATACAATACGGCTGATCAAAAATAGAACGTCGTGGATAATTAGCATACGCGCCAAGGCACACATGACATAGGTATAAAGGGATTCTAGTAACCTTAAGGGTTGTCGATTCAACTACTGGAGCCGACACTGTTGGATGGCTAACACCGACACCTTGCCCATTTTCATATTGTTTACAACACCCTCTATCACATTGATAAATTATTTTGTTTTCCATATTCTTTCCTATTAATTAATGATTTGCAGATTGCTGGTGGTAGCCTAGCAGGGCTTATGGACTGCCCTATATCGTAGTATCTGTCCAGGCATACAGCTACTCTGCGCAATTTGAGTAACTACTACCTTTAGTTCGAATCTTGCCATACAAGATTACAGACACAAGCCACGCGTTCAGCTTGCTACGCCGCTACCACCAACAAACTATAAACCTTAATGATTTGCAGAACCCTGATGGTATAAGGGGAGCAAAAACACCTTACAAACTACTTGCCCTTCGTAGTTTTACCACCAGGATTCCACAAACCTTAATCCCTCCCTAGCCTTTAAGATATTCCGCCGCCATACAAAGGCTAACTTTGACGCGGGTACTTACAAGCTCCACATTCACAATTTGTACCATGTTGAAAGCTCCTCATTAAACATCACCGTCCTTTCTAATCCCTCCCTAAGAGCTAGTTCGCAGGGAGGATTCCCTAAAAGCTACCGACATACTAATGTTGTAAGGCCACTCCGGCTTAGAGGGTTGCCTCGACGGTTATCGGTGATCCGCTTCTTGGCATCTTTTTCTGCCAAGAATCGCCTACGCCTCTTTGACCAATGTTGAAAGCCGCATTGATGTCTGCGTGGGCAACGTGTCCGGCTGGACACTTAAATACTTTATCCAAGCGTGTGCCTAAGAGACCACAACGGCTACAAAGTTTACTTGTGTATTGTGGTGCGACGTAAGCAATAGGAACTCCCAGCTCTTTGGCCTTGTACTCCAAGAATGTTTGGAGTTGATAATATGACCAAGAGTTCAACGAGTAACGGAAAGACTTTCTTTGTTTGGGTGTTTTTCTTACCCCTTTTAAGTCTTCGAGCTTGATAGCTAATCTATTTTCACGAGCGTAATCGACCAGCTTACGGCTCATTTTATGGTTTAAATCCCTGATCTTGTCTGATTCACGGGTTTTTATTTTCTTAAATTCTTTGAACTCGCCAGCTTTCTGTAAGCGTCTACGGATATTGTTATACTTCTGTCTAATGTGCTGGGCTGATTTACCAAGCATCATCACCTTGCCTGTCTTCGTGTCTGCCGCAACTACGCAATGCTTGGTGGTATTTCTGTCTATACCGAGCGACCCTTTAGGTTTGTATTCTTTATTCTCTAGTACGGTAACGGGGATATAGGCGTAGGTTTCACCGATTTCAACTTGATTGAGCTTGGTGAATTTGGGAAGATGGCCGATGTCTAAATCCAACCCCAGGGAACCAATGTGCAAAATATCTTCTCGAACAATACAGTTACACCCTTTGACCATCAGCTTGACGTTCTTGACTGTCCGACAATTCTTATTCCGGCCATACTTCCGTAGGATTTGATTCGTGATTGTTGCTGTTAGGCCGATGTGTTTAACGTATTTCGTTGATAACCTATCTCGATTAGCTATAGCAAACTCCGCAACCTTACGAGCCAAACCCAGCTCACGCGTGAGGTCTTTGCCGTGCTTTATTTTATAGGTTTTTATCATAAGATTATTTGTTTAGGAGGTCTGACCAGAATTTATCTGCGTAAGAAATTAGTTTATCTCTCTCGATTACGTCTGGCCGCATTTTATCTTCCAACTCATGAACACGCTGATAAATATCGCTAAGGGTCATCAAGCCGAGATTGTTCACATCAACCAGCTTCATTCTGTCGTCTAAGGGTGTGTTAGAAAACTTTTGAAAAAACTCGTGTGGCTTCATAACTCCTCACTTCCTTCCCCTGGGGGGATTAAAAATTTCTCTCTAGCCATGCAGTCGTATCTCTTATCCAGGCATTCCAACGATGAGTACCATGCCAAAGCAACTTTAAACGTAATTTTATTGACCAATGCATTTCTTTCATCGCTTTCCTTTCTTTGGGAGGGCTAGATAATAAGTTCCACTGCCTTTATGGTGTTTGGCTTTCTTGCCCTCATAGGTGAATGGATGGTCGGATAGTATCATCCTACCAGCACCACCCTTTATTACTTGAGTAACCGGCTTCTTTATTGTTTTCATAGCCATTTTTCTCTTAATATTCTCTTTAGGTTGTTCATGTCTATTTGTGCATCGCCGTTTTGCCAAACTCCATCAGGTATAGAGTCCTCAATTATCTCTTTGATGATTGATTCGCGGATGAAATCTTGGATTGTTTTACCTTTCCACGGTTCACCGCCATGATTTTGCCAACTAAACTCTCTAGCGTTAAGAGCGTCTGTAAACTCCTTATCGAATAATTTTTCCCAACTTGGTTTGTTCTCTTGTGTCATGGGGTTAGTAATAAAATATTAATTCCTTACCACATCTTAAACATTTATTTTCATCTTCTCGTGAAATTTTAGAGGCATCTTCCAAGGAAACATCATCGCCGCTTATATGCGAGCCTAACAAACAAAAGATACTCATACTCTCTCCTCTCCACCTAACTCTTTTAGTTTGGTGATGGCAGCGATAAGGGCTATGTTGTGGGCATACTGCATAAGTAATTCGTTGGATTCATGGATAGGTGGCGCAGTCGGAAACTCTTGAGAATCGCCCCTGTCTATTTGTTCGTGCTTTAACCCCTCTAGTTCCTGTATGGCCTCAGCTATGAGAGCGTCTCGTTCTCTTGTAAGCTGGTCTCGTATTTCAATACCGTTGAAACAGTTGGGGCATTTGACGTAATATTCTCTTTGTTCAGTTATAGCGGTCATAAAAATAGTTGCTTAATGCGATACCAGAGCCGTTGCTGTTTTACAAATTCTTCTAATTGTTCAGGGGTGTATCTTGTATACGCAACCCAGTGAGTGTGGCCGGCGCATATACCGTCTACCTTACAGGCTGGAATTCTAGTCATTTGAGTATTTGGATTTAAGTTGGTCCTTAATCAGTGCTTTGAAATCAATTACTATTCCAATCCCTAGTGGGCCAGGTTGATATGAGTGGTTCACTCCTAAACTATCAGGTATATCCTCAATAACCGCTCTAGCCCCCTCCTTATACCCTAGGGATTTACCGAGGTCGAAGGCGTGGGAGATAAAGGCTTTAACCTGCTCAACCTGACGTTCTCTTAGTTGGCGATACTCGACACGCTTCATCCCGTCGATGTCAGCACCTGTAGCGACAAACTCTCCATCAAACGAATCCAGTAAAGCTTGTTTGGGGTCTGAATGAGCCTTGATTTTTTCAGCAAGGACTTTGAGGTCTTTCATTTTCTCTTCGTAGTTGTCGCCCTCGAATACTCCTTTGGGGTCTGGGGTATTAGACATTGTCTTCTTCGTTAAATTGCTTACTTCTTAATTCCATATGTTCCCCACAATAACTCTTGCCTAAATAAATGTATTCAGCTTCTTTATCACAGTGGGGGTCTGTTGGGTTTTTACGGAAGATACATTTCATTAGTATTGTTTTAATACGATGCGATCTCTCTTACGGCGGATGTTGGAACGATAAGCCTTTAGAGCCTTTAAGTAACGGTCTTTCTTCTTTCTTTCGCGGTAGATGGGTTCGAGCTTGATTAAAACTTCTGCCTTGTTTACGGGGTGTTTCTCGGCGAGGTCTGCAAGGCGCGTGTCATGAGCAAAATCTAAGTCCGCCAGCTCTCCCTCAATCTCGTATATCCAAAACGTAGTCCAGTCTATAAGTCGCTCCATGAGTTTAGCGTCTAGGACTTTATCAGGGTTTGCTATGTAGTCTAAGATAGTTTCGAGGGTCATTTGTTTTAGTAAAAATTAAGTATCCTACCAACTTTGCGCTTTAACGCCGCGTATTCTTTAGCGTCCACAATCTCGATCTTCACTTTAGGAAAATACTTTGCCATGCGCTTGACCTTAACCATGCCTTGTTTGTAACCCTTGACCTCAATTAGGTAAAACGTGCCGTCATTATTCTCAACCCGAAAATCTGGTAAGTACCTAGTTGAACCGTGCTTGATGGGAAACTCGTAAAATGGCTGTGGTTCGTATTGCCAGTCCTTTATCTCGCCCTGATCTTTAAGCCATTGCAAGTAAAGGGCGTAATTCGCTTCCCATTTACTGCGGAAGTAAAACTCTCTATCGCCTACTGCATAATCGCCTCGTTGTACGTTTTCAAACATTTTTATATCTCCTCGTCTATATCGTGAATGGTGATCTTGGGACGTACTATATAACCGTTTTCTAGGTAAAATTCGATGTCTTCCTGCTTAAAACGCCTGTCTCTGCGACTCCCATGTCGGTAAGAGGGTATTTCGCCTCTGTCAGCCCAATTTCTAAGCGTGTGGGGGTGTACACCAAGTAAGTCTGCGGCTTCTTTTATACGGAGAAGTTTCATGGAAGTAGTTTCTCTAGTTTTTGTATAATCTCATGTTCTGCGGCATCAAGTTCGCGCCTCTGTACATACCTATACTGTGCCAACTCACCCATTCTACCGAGGAAAAGGTGCAACATCTCATGTTTAGCGGTAAGTTTGAGATTCTTTTTGTTAAACAGCATTACCTGATCCTGCCAATCAGCACATAAAGCAATGGTTGCTTGTGAGGATTCAAGGTTAAACGCTGTCTCTGCTCTTTTGCCTTTAAGCTCGATAAACTCAAAGTGAACATCCCAACCCATTAAATGAAACTTCTCTTGATATTCTCGGCAATACTTCTTAAATAGCTCGAAATGTTGTTTGTTGAGTTTCAAAATTTTAATTGACCAGTTAATTCTTTTTCTTTTAAGGTGGGGCAAGAGGGGTTGTGATTCATAAACCAGTGGCATTTAGGACAGGTGTCTTTAGTGGTTGTTGCCCAGGTTGATCTGCTTAAAAGTCGCCACTCTTTCATCTGACCGTCGTGTTTATGTGCCTCGCACCATCTTGATACAAGCTCGTAGCCTTGTTTTTTAAGCTCTGCTAAGCGAGTCCTGGGATCGGCGATATAAAGTGCATACATTTCAGAGGTACAGTGCCATGCCCCGTTTTCTAGTACATTTAGGATTTTTGTATGTTGCGTCATTTCCTCAACTTTCCATAATGATTTAGAGGGACGGTTCTTCTAAAGGGGGTTCGTCTTGCGCGATTTGTTTGGCGAACTTCAAATTGCCGCGCTCATCTTCGACCATGTCCCAGTCTTTTCCTGTAAGGTAGCAAACCTTTTTCATTTGTCCCGATACTGACTGCGTGATTAACCAAACTTTCACGTCCTTATTAACCCAAGAACTCGTCTCATCGCCATACTCGTCAATCAGATTGTTCATCGAGGTCTGATTAAGGGACAGGTTCTTTTCGCCGTTGGTTGTCTGAATCTTGAAAACGTGGCGATCTCCGAAGTCTCCTGTAACGATCTGCCCGCCGTCCAAGAGTTTAACGATGTCCCCGTCCTTGATGTCTTGGTTGATTTTGGCGTATTCGCCTTGAGCGCGGGTAATTTTTTGCACTTTCATATTTACTCCATTGATTTAATTATCTTGTAAAGACTTAATGCGCTTTTAAACGCTTCTTTATTTAATTCCATGTTATCGGCTCTCTTAAAATCAATCGTGCCGTCCTTTTTCAGGTTAATAACTATATAGCCTTCAATGTCTTTGTGTTCGCCCATATCTTCTAAACAAAGATCATAAGCCCCCATCTGAAAAAACGCTTCATTGTAGATTCCGCTAGAGGTCTTGATGTCGCCGATATACTTCTTGCCGTCCATTGTGAATACAAGGTCTAAGATTCCACCTAACCATAGCTTTTCAGACCAGACGTGCTTTTCGTTCTCCAAAAACTCGATCTTATTCTCTTTAACCCAGTCCTTAAACTTTCCAAATACCAATTTCTGCGTTTCATCTGTTAGGACAGGTTCGTTTCCTTTAATCCATTCCTCGATGGCTTTGTGAACAGCAGTACCCCAGTCCCCCGCTTTTTCTTTCTTTTTGCGGTGAGCCGAGCGTGCGTCCGATAATAGCTTAAAAGCCTCGTCTCTTTCTAACCCTTTAATCTCATTCCAGCGTTGCTCAAAAGCAGTCAAAGCTAATTCCTTATCATCAGCGTACTTTTCATTAAACCAACCCAGAGATTTAACAGCCTCATCAGCCGACCATTGAATCAGGGCGGGTTTTGAAATTACTGAAAGAACAGTCGTAACCCCGCATAGAGGTTTCCCGTCAAACGTATGGATATGTTTTGCCGCGTTAAATTCGTACATTATTCTGTAATCCCTTCTAGGAAGCTAGGTGTAGCGGTGGTTCCTTTAGGAATTGGAACCATGCTAACCCGATTATTTTCTAAGTCTCGTTCATCCGAAGCGTATTTAAGCTGTGTCCTGATCTCGGCGTATTCGTCCGTATCAAACAGACTGCGCTGACCAAGTAGCTTTTTGAGGGTCGCTTCGGTTAAGTTAATTGAGTAGTATTTCATATAATTACTTCTTTAGTGGGGGTTAACAAATTACTTTTTTAATCTTACAGACTGTCCATGCTCCATAGCCCTGGCGTTCAAATTTGCCTTTAGCGGCTTGTAAGTTGTATTCCAGCTCATACATTTCAGGAGGGCAAATCTTGCCTTGTACGTTCACTTGTAGAAACCCACAATCTACCGACCAAGCGTTGTCCCTATCCTCTGTCTTACAGGCGGCACTCTTACCATTGTAGTGACAATTCCAACCCTTGCTACCAGAGTTCTGGCCGGATTCAGCGTAAGCAATCTTTAAGAATGTATCCGCGTTGACTCCAAAAACTTCATGTACTCTGACCTCTTTAGGGTCAACACTGGCTTCTGCTTGTTTAACTAAGTGATTTACCACCACCTCGCGGGGCTGTATCTGTATAGGATTCTCGAAGCGTACTTCGTAAGTATCTAGGTAATTAGTAAGTTTGATGGTTGAAAGAATCAGGATAAGGAGAATAAATCCCACGCCCAACCCTATGCCATATTTATATACTTTGTTGATTAAGCCGTATTTAGACTTAAATTGATTTGAGCCAATTAGCTTGTTCATATAAGCCTTTCTGCCCTTGCGGGCGTTTTTATTTTTGTTTGACCGGAGCGGGTGCACTTCCGCTTCCAGCTGGAGGGACGAGAGTAATAAGGCTGGAGTAATTTTGGCCCTTGCTCTTGTCCTTTCAGCTGGAGGTCAACGGATGACCTCAACCTTTCCGCACTCACAGACCCTAAGTATTGAAATGGGACTTGATTTAAACTTGTGGCCTGTGAATAGGCATTTAATCTTCTTCCACATCTTCTTCGTCTTCCTTTAATTCTTCAGCTTCTTGGCCGAGTTCTTCGGCTTGGGATTGACCAAATACTTGTTTCCCTGCAAATCGTTTTTCGTCTGCTGTCATTGTTTTTTAGTTTTTGGAAGAAAGTAATCTTCCAATAATTTAATGATTGTAATTCTACGCTGTGCGGCTAAAGTCTTTAATCCCGCGTGTAAATCTTCTGGAACCTTTAATTGTCTGTAAATTTTACCCCTGGATTTGACTATCTTTCCATATTGATGCAACTCGTTATCTTCCAATAAATTTGAAGCCTTACCATAGTTACACTTAGAACAACTTGTTATTAAATTACTGGTTTCATCGGTGCCACCTTTCGATAATGGAACCTTGTGATCTATCTGCAATCTAACAGTAGGAGCATTTGATCCACAGTACTGACACGTGAAATTATCGCGTTTAAATATTTCGAATCTGACTCTGTTTTGCATATCTGTATTTGATAACTATTCACCCCATGGCGGCGGTTATAATTTGATCTCGGAGACCCCTTCATTCCCTCTCCTCTCCCATGGCAAGGTGTGGCGCGATGTCCGTTCCCTTGCTCCTCTAGCCTAGTTGCCTAGCCTTAGTGGATATAATCGCCGAAATTTTTTAAAATCGGCGCTTGCCTATGGTGTCGTCGAGTCTTTAGAAGGTTGACCGCCCTTGGCTTTCGCCACGCCCGTCATCGGCGCATGATGTTTTTAGCATCTCTCTGCATCAGTCAGTTAGGACAGGTACAGGAAGATAATAAAACCCCGCTTTGGGCGGGGCTAGAAACTGGGGTAGTTTTTATTAAACCGGCATTGTTCGGGAAGTGTATGTTGTACGACCCTATATGGTTTTTTAAAAACTGGCGTTGATCCAGTTCTAGCCCTATTTATTGAGTTTTCAAGGAATCTTTACTTTACAAGGGTATTATACACCCTATCTACCAACGCTGTCAAGAGCCTTCTGTGGATAACTACCCACAGTATCCCTTTGATATACGTTAAATACGGTCTTTACGTCCAAATTATAATAGGCGGCGATCTTTCTAAAAGACCAACCCGCCTGACGTTTCTTTACGATTTCCCTATTTCTTGTTTTCTTTGCTGGATATGCCATGTCTAAATCTTAATACTAAAGTACCAACATTGTCAATCCCCCGCCACTCTGCCCCCTAAAGCCTTAATAATTAGGTGTTTTAAACTTTGTTTTGGTTTAAGTTTATCATACCACCTCTGGTAGTCAGACAGTCCCCCACCGAACTTATCCACAATCTGCCGGACGTCTACGGTACGTATCAGGAGGGGCTGGTCGCACCCGCAACCGCAGTATCCTACCTTGTACCCTAGAAGCCCTGTATCAGGGTCTTCACACAGGGGGTATCCCCTTAGAGGCCGTCCTCCGCTTGGATTGGCTCTCGTAATTATCATAAACTTTTCCTTCTTAATTGTTAGAAGCATATTTTAATCTAGGTTTTATTTTTATGTCAATGGTAAAAATATCCTACTAAACTTTTACTGGTAAGAAAAGGTAGGTTAATGACAAAAGAGGATAACAAAGGGGATAAGTTTAAAAGCTACTTCACATAAGCGATAAAATATTGTCTAATGTTGTGGATAACCTATATTAAGTTAGGGGGGAATAGTTTTTTAATATAAAAAGAAAAGCCCCGCTTGCGCGGGGCATGATCTTATTTTTACTTAGATATAAATCGTTTCAAGACTAGCGTTGTTCCTACTGCAAGACTAAGAGCGAATAAAATAATTACCGTGGTAGAGAAAGGCATACCTGTAACTGGCAAAGTCTGCGTATCTGTTGCTCCAGCTACTTGTGGTTGTTGATAAGGTGTTCCATAAACAGGGTCTCTAGGCCTAAGCCTACTTCCACTGCTATGAGTTCTTTCGCAGTCTTCCTCGCACTCACTAGGGGTTGCATAGGGAGTAGTGTATTCTTCTGCTGGTGTTGCGTAAGGTGTCGTATAATCGTTCGGAGTGGCATAAGGAGTGGTATATTCATCAGGAGTCGCGTAAGGGGTAGCATAATCGTCTGGAGTAGCGTATTCTGGCGTGGTATACGGAGGATTTATGTAGGGAGTTGGATATTCTTGCGGTGTAGCATAAGGGGTTTCGTAGGGCGTAGAATATGGGGTCTGATAAGGCGTACTGTATGGCGTAGCATACGGAGTTGGACAATCCTGTACCCCTTGAAGCAAGATATCATCTTCATGACCATTCTTCGGAGTACCGTTGTTAAAGAAGTGTCCACTAACTGCATTTGAGCTTGTAACAATTCGATTATACGGATGGCTTTGACTTCCTGTTGCATGACAAATTGTTACAAAATCAATATTAAACGTAGCTAAAGCGTAGCTACCTACCCCCAAACCGATTGCAACCAAGATTGCGACTAAAAGTTTCTTCATATTTTTTACTTAATTAATTCATAAGCGAAGTTATCAGCTTCTTGTTCAGGGATTATCCCTAAAGAATGGGCTGTCTCGTGAAGCAGTATAAATTCAAAGCCTGCTTTACGATCTAAAGATGAACTTACCGTCGACCAAAATGATTCGGTAATTTTATCAGTAATTTGAATTACGCGGGTCTCAACTGTCAGACATCCCAAAACAACCTTTAATCCAGCACAGAAAAAATATTTAGGTTGGTATTTAAGAGTGAGATTTTTGGCTTCTGGTACTAGACTGTATACGTGATAAACTCTACCGACCAGGTAATCAGGGAAACCTACTAGTTTTATGTTCCTCAATTCTAGTTCTGATTTTTGTTTGGTTATGTCTGGCTCGGTATTGATCGGTTCGGCAACCCTAGGAATCTCTGCCACCACCCTGTGGACAGGTAGAATTGGCTCAATAGCAGTTTCTACCCTAGAAGTAAACTGCAAATATTCTAATGAAATTATAGAAAATAGCACCAAAGGTGCTAAGATATAGACCTTTTTCATAAACTTGCTTTAATGATAGCTGATTATTATACGCTTTTAAAAGATTTTGTCAAGGATACGAAAAACCCCCCTTTCGGGAGGTCTTCCGTTTATGTTAAGAACCTATACGGTCTAATGTATAAGCACTCAAGGCCATGATAATAAAAAGAAAAAATATTGTCAAGAGAAAGAGGACTGCGGTAAGCGCAGTCCCCTAGGTGGGAGCCTTTAGGCGGCGATTGGAAGGCGCGTGGCGGGTGGATCGGGTCGTACGGGTATCATTGATACCGCGCATTTAGAGTTAGGGTGTTCGTGAATCCAGAACTTGCCGGATTTACACTTGCGCATGCTAAATTTACATACGGGGCATTGCATAACTTACTCCTATTCCCCAGTCCATTTCAACTCCAGTAAGCAAACTTTGCTTGCGGTATTTCCTCAACCTTAGCGATTGTGGAAAGCCTGTCGACAAGGTTAGCGTCATCGTCAGTTAAGACACGGATTGTTGCGGTGTAGACACCGCTTTCCGCTATGACGTTGTAGGTTGCTCCCCTTTTTACTTGCATGGCCTCTCCTTACCCAAAAGAGTCGGGTACGGCGCACAAACGGGTTAAACCTCATTGATCCTCACATGCTGGCTTTGAGCCAACGGTTAAAGGTTATCAGGTAGTATCTGACCTTGAAATAGACACTCTTTATCCAAAACATGTATCCTCCTTTCCCCTCTGGTAGAAGTCCTAAAAAGGCTCCTGCTAGAAGCGGGGTAGGATAAATACTTGATCTGGTCTGCAAAAGCAGAAATATGATTTTTCCAGGGTACTTACCCTACCCCTAAAATCTATAAATGTATAATTCCTTTTATTCTTTTATCGTTTATGTTTAATGTTCTAGTAGTCTTTTTGTATTTACCAGCGTAATTCCACTCACTAAAGGTAACGAGTCCCCCATCTGTGGCTTCAATATACCCGACGTGGCCGAACCTACTTTCGTTAGTTACTATGATAGCCCCCACGGCCGGTATACGGTCTACAATCGCCCCGTAGGGCTTAGAATTGGCTATCCATTGATTCGCGTTGCCACCCCAAGGAATAACCAGCTTGCGAGCGACGTAATCAGTACAATAGCCTGGTGCGAACTTATGTCCCAGCCTGGCTAAGACAACTTCTGACTGCGCGATATTAATTTGACGAGCCGTTTTCTTAACAACGACTTGAACTTTGGGTTTAGTTTGAAACGGCCCATTAACTTCTTTAGGTTCATTTAACTTATAGTCAATTACGAATGTTATGGATGCTCTATTGGTCGCTTCAACCTGTACAGGAATAACGAGCGATAGTAAGGCGAGCATACAAGCCGTTACAGTGATTCCGTTTATAGAATCTCCATCATCCACCGACAGTCGCTTTAATGTATAACTTTTATCTATTTCAGTAGGAAGTGTATAGGTTTTGGCACTAAGTCATACAGTTACCCTCCAAGCGATTTTAGGGTGGTTAATTTTAAACTAATCCCCTTTTGGGTTATCAGACACAGGGGGTTCTTTTGTTGAAGATACAACTTCACTGAATCTATCGGCTGTTCTAATGGTAATAAATCCCGCGGCCACCAACCCAAAAAACTTACCGAGTGATTTATACCACGCTTCTTGACCAACGCTTGTAACTAAGATGGTCGAGGCTGATCCGAAAACCAAAGCCCAAAACCGATTACTGGTCAAGAACTCAAACTTGCTTTTTTCTTCCATAAGCTCCTTATTTGAATATTCTGTGATGCTCATAAAGTGCTACAAGTAAGATAGCTCCAAGAATAATCAATGTTAATATTGTTTTCTCTTTCATTAGCCCTTAAAGATGTAGATAATCGCTACAACAGCGATAATCAACTTGATGAGTGTGAGCAAAGCTCCCGCTACTGGGAAACCTACTAAGCCTAGAATCAAGGGGATTGCAATGATAGCCACGATGGCTACAAGCACTGCGATAAAAGCCCTGATCCAAAATGCAGAATCAAACATATATTTATCTTTCGTTTAATTTATAATCTAATATCTCTGGCCTTGGTAAAATCGACCTTACCATCTGGTCCCAGAATGTTTAATTGATAACCTCTTGCCAGTTCCCTGATGTACGGCTCATCTACTGCTTTGGCGTAAATCTCGGTAAACGTGGTCTTGGTAAGGAAACCGTACTCTGGCGTTCCTTCTCTGTGTACAAACTCTACTTCATTCATATTTGCTCCTTTGTAATTATGGATAATTAATGGGTTAATGCGACCTCTAGGGTCTTTGTCTAGGTTAAATAATTTGTTATTCGCGTCTCGAATATAATGTTCGTGATGGTCGTGCAGTCCCCTGTAGGGTGGAATACCTTTCTCACTGTCAGGGACGGGGACACCGCCGGAGAACACCCAGCCTGTATTGCCACACTTCGCTACGGGAGTAGATTGGTCTATGATACCGTCTAAGTCGGTTACAGTCAGACAGTGCCAGTCCAGGATTTCGACAATGATTTTACCTTGATACCCTTTCGGTACGACATTATTAGCCTTCAGATAGTTGATGAATTTGGCGTCCGTGAACTCGCTCCTTACTTTAATCCCTTTCCCTCTTTTAACGTCTACATTTGCTACAGAGACGGTTTTTCCACTAAAGACAGGGTAGATGTCGGCGGGGAAAGGTCGTTTGTTCTGGTCAAAAGGGACGATGTCTAAAGCGCCGTGATGACCCTCTGGATAGTTATTCAAGTTAGCGTCATACCCTTGAGTTATTAGGTAGTCTGTTTTAAATGGTTGTTGTGGTTTCATTTAGTTAAATATCCTATTACTGCTATGGCCGCGAGAATCCAGCCAATAAATTGTTGAATACCTTGACCCTTGCCCTGTCCTAGATCAGCACGTTCTTTTAAGACAGCGGCTTCAGTTTTAGTGGCAAAAGTTTTTTCCCGATCAGTCATTGCCCCACGCCATTCGTTAGCATTGTTTCTCCACTCCTTTGCTTCGGCTTCAGCTTTGGCAACGGCTTTTTCAGAAGCGGCTAGGGCGGCATTAACGGCCTCCTTTGCTGAAGTCAAAGCCGCCGCAAGTGCCTTATCTTTTTCGGCGAGGATGGCTTCGATATGTTCTTTTAGTGGGACGGAATCCATTAGTTTTTTAACCATTTAAAGAATCCATAAATTACACCAGCAACAGCACCAAAGATTAAGATACCTTTAAAGAGGGTGAGGGTTATTTTGTTAAATCCATTTATATTTGAGAATATTTTATACATCGGATCGAGCTTCTCTTGCATTTCTCCTAGCTGTTTATTTATTTTGCCGTTCTCATCTTTAAGATACTGCGCCATCTTGTATTGGGCTTCCCCACGTTTAAGAGATAGCTTGTCTTGATTGGCTAATATAGTAAGCATTTCATCAAAGCGCCTGTTCAGTTGTTTCAAGTCTTCGGGGTTCATTTCTTCCATGGAGTTTGCTTAGTTATCCCCTATTTATCCACATAACTTGTGGTAAGTTATGGTATATAATAGAGGGGCTTGGGTAAGCAAGCGGGGTTAGGAGGGTTGCGTCCCCCATCCTGTCCTTACCCGACAGGTGGGGGGCATTTATTGATAGTACGATTGTAATATTCCGAATGTAGGTTTGTTAGTGAAGTCTGATCTTATTAACGCTTCGTTTCCACCTGGGCCAAGATGCCAGTAGTTAAACCCATCAAAGTTATTAGCTGGGTCTGCAACAGTTGTTGCAAAATCATTAAGTTGAGTTGCTTGCGTAGTTTCGTTGCTCGTTGTGATGGTTCCGTACTCGGAAACTATGAGCCTCGTATTAGCTCCTAGAGCTTGCTTGATATAGGCCATGTCCTGCGCCAGAGTGTGTCCAATGGTTTCAGGGTAGTGGTCTATGGCTACTGGCCCCATCATGGCGATCGTAGAGGCTTCTAATTGGCTCTGTCCTTGCCAGTCAGGGTTTCCTAAACCTGCGGCTATGAATCCATCAAATCCGTAGTAACCTACCTTTACACCTGTTAAACCTTTGGCTTTGAAACCGAGGTCGGCCATTATATGAATCTGTTGAAGCCAAATGTTAAAGTCTGACTTACCCGTAAACTGACAGTTGGCCGGAGAACCACAGTAGGTTACACCGTTAATTCCCCCGTTCTGTGGTTCGGCGTTAGGAGTGAATATATCTCCGTTTTGAACTAAGTTATTAGCGGCGATCCAGTCCACCATTAATTTCTGGTGTCTCATTCCGTCTGGGTTGAAAGTCTTGGGCTGTGAGTAGTCGCCTTCAAATTTCAAGTCTTTCATCCTAAACCAGACTTTGAGGTTGTGAGCACGGGCGGTGTTGACCCAGTTAGTCAAAATAGTGAGAGCTGACCCGCAAGTAGGGCTGTCGTAGAATCCTGATATAGAGAGATAATTAGCCCCGACTTCGGCTGCCTTGTCCGCCTCTTGGTTCATGAAAGTTTGGGTCGGTGGATTGCAGAGTACGTCTTTGCTGTACTTCATTACGTCTACACCTTGAATACCCCAAGTAGGAGTTGGTGTAGGATAAGGAGTAGCGTAGGGTGTCTGATAAGGGGTGCTGTATGGGGTGGAGTATGGGGTTGGGTAGACGATATCATTTAAAACTGCACTACTTATATCTACCGTCCATGGCCCGCCTGATTTCCAAAACCGAGCATGGAATGTCCCGACATTCTGACTAAGGTTAAGTCCGAACGCCGAAAGCGGGATCGTAACTGTTTGATTCCCATCTATGCAATTTTGACCGTAACTAGAAAGAGATACGTACTTCCAGCCATTCTGGTCAAAAATAATGGCTGACGCATCTCCGCCTAAAATACAGGTTCCGTTAAGATCGTAAGTCAGAGTCAGAGACGCTTTATCAGCAATGTTCCCTACTGATGGGCCATACTTTTCATCTGCCCCGTTATTTATTACGAAATTCCACGGAGATGACAAAAGCTGGGTATCAGCTTTAGCTTGCTGTGTGCCTACATATCCTCCTAACAATGTTGCTAGAGCAACTAAACTAACTATAAGTTTTTTCATATTGACTTATTTAATGATGAATGTTATAATCTGTAATTATGAATCTTTTTAAGAAAACTAAAGGTGCTTTAGGGATTATAGGTTTTGGACTGCTTTTGCCTTTCATCTTTTTATACTTATTTGTCTTCAGGAAACAATTGAACAGAAAGGGAAAAATACATTAGTTTCTATTCATAATTTCCTCTGCTTTTAATTTGCCTTCCTTGAAGTCCCGAATTAATTTCTGGGCTTCTTTTTTACTAATCTTTCCATCTTTCAGGAGCCTGGCAACCTTATTCTCTATAGGAGTGTAAGACTTCCAATCTTCTTCAGGAACTAATTTGAGGTTACTTTCTGCGTTAGACCCACCTAGTTCGAGGGGAATTGTGTGGTCTAGCCTCATGTTAGAAGCCGCGCCTTGCTGTTTTTTAACACTCTGCGATTCATCTAAAGACATGCGTTCTACTATGATTGCTCCATTATCTACCCGTCTGATTTTCTGGCCGGTAAGGATTCGATTAAAGGCTGTAATAGGATCAGTGCCAAGTGCGCGAGCGTAAACAGCAACATCATGAATAAAGCCTTGTTCGGAAGTCTTCTCTGGTTTATCAACATCTTTATTCAATAAATCTGCTACCTTGGTATCCTTGTACTCCTTCTTCATTGAGTCGTAAACTTCTTTCTCTAGTTCATTCAATCCATTGTATAAACCAATAGCTTCATCCATTTTATTATCAGCTTTGAGTGTCTGCACTTTTTTATAGACATCAAATACTTTAGGGGTCAGTTCTTCTTTTTGAGCTTTTTCCGCATCAGACTTAATCTTTTTGTAAATTTCGTGGTCTGCCTCTGACAATTCATTGAACAGCTCAAGAGCATCATCAACCCTATTTTGTGATTTTAATTTCTGGATTTCCTGATACACCGGCATTATTCTTTGTTCTTCAGGAGTCAGTTCTTTCGGTTTAGACTTGTCAAAAGATTCTTGTGCTTCAGGGCTTGAATACTTCCCAAAGAGAATCGACCGTATTAGATTATCAGGAGTTTGCTTGATATCGTACTGCACTTCCCCCTCTTTATTGGACACACGGCCTTTCAAGAAAGCCCCTGTTCCTTGTAAAGATTTCTCAATCTGTGCGCCACCGTAGCCAGGCAAGACTTTAAACAATGGGTCTTTAAGACCTTTGATTGCAAGCAGTCCCCCACCAAACCTAGTTGGGTCGCCTTCACCAAACAACTCTTCCCTAGTCAAACCCCCGAGTTTATCAAAACCGTATTCAGGGTACATAGCAGCTAAAGTCTGCCCGCCTGGGATATTGGATAGAACTTCTCCACCCACACGGCCAAATAACTTGGCTACGCCTTTCTTTTTATCTTCTTCTCGGTTTAAAGACTGAACCCCTTCGTAAACTGCGTTAATGGGATCAAAGACTACATCACTACCTCTTACCTTTTCAGCAACGCGGTTCATCAAATAACTGGCCACAAACAAAGTAGCGATTCCAGCAAAGTCTTTTTCCTTAACCATATCCCCCATTACATACCATAAATTACCGACTTCTAATTGAAACGGAGCGACTAACTGAAATACTTTAGACTTTTGCAGTAACGGAACTTCCCCAACTCCACGACCGGCAACTAAGGCACGAGTCAAATCATCTGCGTATTTAACTGGATTCTCCAACTTTTTTCCCACACCTTTTAGGTAATGAGAGTTCCAAATGAATTTAGTTCCAATCTCGTCCATCACGCCAGTCATCCAGACCGCGAACTGTTTAGTATTAGCAAGGACTCCTTTATCAAATTCATTAAACATTGAACCAGAATAGCGTTCTTTGATAAACGCTGACTTTGCCATAGCTTTGTTCTCGGTAAAAATACTACCTAAAGTTCGAGTTGCACCAGGTACAGAATAGAGTTTGGCCGAAGCTACACCTTGTGGTACGTTAAAGATTTGGGCAACAGATGATGAAGCATTTCCAAGGATAGTATTTGCTTTAACACGTTGGTTTAGCCAGTTAAGAACGCCAAAAGTCTTTCGACCACCAGGGATGATTTTCTGGACAAACCGATCAGCCGCACTAGTCTTCCCAGAAAGATCATTTGCATAATCTTGCAAAAATTCAATGAAATTATTAGCATTCTTTGACTCCTGGGTTTGAATAGCCAAATCACTTGCTAGTGTCCTAAAGTTACCGATTTGAGGATCAATATGCTTAGCGTAAGAAAAGCTAGGAACATAATTAAGAAATCCACCAACTGCGTCTCGATCGCTATTAAGGCCTAAACGTTTTTGGGCAAAAGAAAGGAATTTAGACTTTGGTTTAGTAAATGGAGTGAGACCAGAAAGAATAGGATCAATCCCCGCTGGGGTTTCAAAGATATTTTTTAAACCTTCAAGGCCACTAAGCTCTTGAAAATGCCGGTAGTAGTCTTGTCGTTTCGGAATAATTTTATCGGGATCATTCGGGTAAATTTGTTTCCTTACTGTATTGACTTGTTCAAGTAAATCATCGTACTTACTTCTAAACCACTTATCGGCTTCGATAATTTTAGAAGCTTTTTCTGCGCCAAACTTTTCGACCAAATCATCTTTAGTGATTAATTTTTCACCAAAGTCCATAACAGCCGCGCTCATTTTACTACCCTTTTCAATGCCTAATTTACCAACAATATTTGTTTTAAGTTCATTCAAAAGCGATTTCTGTTCATCAACATACTTTCCTTTAGCCGCGTCAAAAGGATCAAGAATTTGCTTCTTGACTTCAGGAAACTTCTTACGGAAAAATGCTTTAAAGTTTCGGTAAACGTCTCGTGCTTGTCCTTTAAAACCAGAGATATCTTTTAGATTTTCTGTTCCGTAAACCAACGCTGGGTTCTTCTGTACTGGTATTTTTTCTGATTTCAACGCTTGTTTTACATCTTGTTCTACTAAGTCATCGTAAGTAGTTACAGTTTGCATCGCTTCTTTCGCCTCTTGACGGTTGACCAAAGGTCTTGCTATACTCTCTTGATATGAAATTACTTTTTTATCTGACGGGATTAGCGCTTGTGTTCGTACTGAACGAGCTAGGTTTTGCTTTGCTAACGGGGATTGCACTGACTCTATGGCTTGGTTTTCTCCTGTACGAGATATTAGAGTCGGGGGCTTAGAAATTACGGGCTTACTCTGAAAACCAGCCGCTTCTTGAGCGGTTTTATTATATACTTCTCCTTGACCCAAAGCCTTCGGAAATGCTCCTGCTTCTTCTTTGTTGTAAACATTGACCCCTTTAGGTTTGGCAATGAAATTATCAAGAATAGCTCCGATCTTCTTAGGATCATCAACCTTAATTAATTGTTTAGAAAGGATTTTTGCCGCGTCATCTTTAATCCCAATTTTATTAAGTTGTTTAAAAATCTTCGCGGCATCTTCTGTCTTAGCAATCACTTTAAAGGCATCATCTAATTCTCCACCGCCAGGATAGAAATCAGCCACCGCTCCTGTGGTTGATAATCCAGCAAATCCAAGACCGAGCAAGCTACTCTTAGTCTTACTTAAACCCTTACTTTCACCATAAGCTTGTCCTTTTTGGCGTTGCTGTTCAGCAAAAACATTAAGTGGTTCAACAACTTGATCTTCTCCAAATAGATACTTGTTTTTAAGCGTTAATTTACTCTTATCAGTTTCGCCCATGAACATTGATAATGGAGTAATAGGGATTGAATAAGCGGTACGGGCTGTACTTTGTAAAGCCTGTTTGCCAACCTTTATGGCCGATGCTGGAAGTTCCTCTAAAAAGAATTGGGCAGTTGTACCATAGTTATGATTGATAAACCTTTTCTTCTCGGCTTCTGCCCCTGCTACATCTGTTCCGCCAGCGATTTTGAAAAGACGCGCCCGTTCTTCTGGCGTTAGCTTCTTCTTTTGCTGTGTCGGTATGTAGTTATTTAAGGCGACTAAAGACATAAATTACAAATGACTATAAGGGTCTTCTTTTTTCTTCTTTTGTTCAGCCGCATACCCTGTCAAGCCTTCAGGGTGTAAAACTTCCCAAAAGACTTTATCGTAGTTAGCGGGGTTTAGATTTTTTTTCTCTAACTCATCAGACAGTCGCCCCCAAAGCTCATAATATGGGACATCTGGATTAGCACGCTTGTTGGCAATTATCCATTTTTTTACTTGTCCAGTAGAATTTTCGTTATCATCAAGAACAGTGTCATTACCAGTTCCACCCCCGCCTCCACCACCTGAATCATCCAAACCAGCAACGTGTTGAATCAATTTCAACTGTGGTGTACCATCTGGGCCGGTTGTCCACATATAGACGTTATCGCCAGCAATCTTGATATTATCCAATTTCTCCTTAGCTTGAAGTCCTGACATGGCCGCTTGGAAAACCCCAGCCGGAAGGCCAGCTTGTAGGGCAAGACTATCTAACTGTGTACTTAAACCAGGAGTAAGTGCCATACCAGATTCAGAGATCAAATTACTGATGGTAGTAAAGGCAGTTAAAGCGTCTTTCTGTTGATCGTCTAATTCTTGGTTGTACAGATCAATAGCTCTAAGATTGTTGTTGTAATTAAACTCATACTCATTTCTGGCGGTTTGGTAATCTTGAAGACCTAACTTCATTGCTGTATCGATGTAGGAATTCTTTGAGTTCAAGCGAGCCAGGACTCCTTGTTCACGAATAGCCAGACCTTCTAAGCGAAAAGAAGCGTTGCGTTCAGCTTCAGTAACCGCGCCAATTCTACCGCCTTCAGAGACTCCCTGACCGGCGGTTGAGGCAAACTGGCGAAGCTCTTGTTTTGCCATCAAGGCCTCATTTTGAATAGCGGCTAATTCTTCTTCATCTTTAACGACACCCTGCTCTTTGCGGAGCCTGTCATACTCCTGTACTGGCTTGTAAGCCCCTGGTTTTTCGAGTCCACCAGTCAGCTCAGCCTTGATTCTTTCTAGTTCAGCTTTGCGTGCGGCGGCGCGTGCTACTTCAGAAGTCTGTACTGGCGGTATTGCCCCAGGAGTAGCAGGAGCGTTATAAAGATTGTTAAATTGATCCCAATTCCCAATCCCTTGTTTCGTTTGGTCAGATGTGAATTTAAATAATTCGCCCTCATTAGCGAAGCCTTGACCAGTTTGTTTATTGAAATACTCAATCTGTTCTTGACCTGGGACACTTCGAGTACCGACTAAATTTTTAAGGTCTATAGATGGGGCGACAGCTTGGGGTAATAAAGTTTGGTTGATCCTACCAGCGTAGTCAGTAATAGTCTCTCCTGGTAGTCTTGGGGTTACAGGAGGCTTAACAGGTGCTTCAGTTGGGGCTTGCATAGGTGCGGCGGCCGCGACAGGACTAGCTTTACCACTCGCATCAACATTATACGAACCTGCGGCATCAGATGCTCCAGTGATCTTGCCAGAAGCATCTGTGGTTACTTTTAATCCTCCACTACTTGACGGTGCTGAACTTGACGGTGCTGGTGAGGATTTTGACGATGACGAAACTGGCGTAGCTTTACCGCTACTATCAACACTGTAGCTTCCCTTACTGTCAGATGCTCCAGTGATTTTACCACTAGAGTCTGTCGTAACCTTTAACCCGCCACTAGTTGTTTTTTTGGTGGCCATATATTATGAATCCCTTTCGTTAGGTCTAATTTCTGAACTAGCAAAGACATAACGAGTTGTAGTCATCACACCCGCTTGGCTAGGATGAGTAAGTAAATAAGCATCCTTTAGTCGTTTGTAATCTATTGCGTATTTAGATTCGTCTTTCTCGTCTCGTAGATAGTTACTGGCTAGTTCTGCGGCTTTAGTTAAAATAATTTCGTATTCATCATTCTGCACCATGAGTGCGCTAGAATCGTTAGCGGAGTTTTCGGCAAGTCCAAAAGCAGTGTCTTGCCAGACATTTCGCGTGTAGTAGGGTAGATTATAGTATTTACCCTTTTTAAGAGTTAAGTAATCAAACGCCCAATCAGTATCGTTTAAATGGAGTAAAGCGGCAGTAGTCGTATCACGCGACCAGAATAAGGCCGCGTAATCAATAGCTGTATCTACTGGCGTTCCGACAGTTGTTCGGTTGACTAAATCCCAACGAATCAAGTTCCAACCTGTCTGGAAAGGGCTGCAATCGTTTTGATTAGAATCTGAAACTTGGTAGTAGTTATTAGAATCCGAACCCAACCGTACGCTTACTTGATGTATTCCAGTATCATAAGTAGTTAGTTTGCCGTATACGAAAGCCGAACCTCTTCCTAAATAAGGCGAGATGTCGAAAGTAGCGACTGAATCTTGTATACCTACAGTAGAATCAGTTGAGTCAGTTGTATCAGTCTGAAATCGAATTGCACCATTACCCTGAATAAAGTCATTGTTGTCAACTTTTACATCTGAATCGTTAACTCCATCACTGTCCCAAGTCCCCCAGCTTGTATCTTCCATTTCACTAACAACCAATGTTTCATCCTGGATATCAGCCGAAACCCGCAAAGTTCTATTCAGATCGTCGTTTAAGATGGTATAGATACCCTTCTCAATCTTTTTACGCCTATCAAACTCTTCTGGTGGAACAGGATCGTAAGTTTCAAATTCGCCTCTAGAGTCAGTATTTTGCGGCCGGAAGTCGATAATTTTATCGGCTTTTACATCAGTTGGCAGGACGTAGTCAAACTGATTATCCATCAAGTTCGGTGTCAGTACGACTTCGCGGATATTACCTCTAAAATCAATATCCGAAATGGCTTGCCGAACAGCACTGTTGATTAAGTCTCGTTCTATATTAGTGTCTCCAGTATCGCCGGAAATTAAATTCGTACGACGACCATGAATTTTGGAGTTTAGATCGCGTTGAATTTGGCTGTATGCGTATGTACCTCGTGTTGGCATATTATTCTAAATTAGTTGAAGGTTTAGATATTATTAACATGTCTGCAAATGACATATTTATTGCTCGACCCCGTAATTCAACTTTAAATTGCATAAAAGAAGAATCTATTCCTATATTAAGTTTTCCTTGTTGTTTATCGCTGTTGGCATCAATCGAACCCAATTTTTTCCACCTTTCAAAAACTGCTATAGATGTTCCTGATCCAGAATTAACAGCTTCGTCCACC